TTAATTGGCCTGTCCTTTTTTTATTTCTGGTTTTAAGCTGTTTAAAATACTTTGCATAACATGGGCCGAGTGTTGTTCTGCTGACTGCAGTTCATGGATATAAGTCTTCATTGTGAAGGATTTATCACTATGACCGAGTTTAGCACTAATTGTAGCGATGTCTAATCCAGACTTTAATAAATAACTGCCACTTAAATGCCTAAATGAATGAGGGCTAATGAGGGGAAGCTTATGTTCCTCGCAAAAACGCTTCAAAAAGTTATTAAAAGCATGGGGATGACCAACCGTATGACCATCTGGCTGACTAAATACCCATTTATCAGGAGCAACCGGATCATCAAGTAAAACTACTTTTTTCCTTTTGGCTCTTCGCTTAGCAGCGGCTTTGACTTCATCCCGCCATTCTTGAAGCATTGCTACTATGTCCGGCGGTAATGAGAGCGTACGGTAAGAATTATCCGTTTTGGTATCTTTGGTCACAATTCCATGTTTAGGGACGTACACGGCAGCCAGAGCGATTGTCATAGTGCATTTATCAAAGTTGATCTCTTGCCATTTTAAACCGAATATTTCTTCACGGCGTAAACCCAGAGAGAAATCAAGCATAACCCATAGTCGATGCTTGAATATTTTATGCTTAGAAAGCGCAGCTAAGAATTGCTTTAATTCTTCTTCTGTAGGAAGTTTCTTTTTGCTCCGACCAGCCTTAGGTAATTTAATTTTTTCACAAGGATTATTAATTATAAAACCCCACTCATAGGCTGTGGTCATTAAAGTTCTTAAAAGTGATGCATGTTTTCTTATATATGCTTGTGACAAGGGTTTTCCATCAAAGGAAGCATCGGGTTCCTTTAATTTCGCAAAGAATTTTAGAATCTGACGAGGTGTTATTTTGTCGATCTTTAAATGACCTAGGGAAACCTCAATGCGATCAAAAACATTTTCGGCTGTAGTTCGAGTAGTAATCTCTAAATGTTCGTTTGCATAATGTTTTTTCCAGTAATCGTAAAACTGTGTTAATGTCATCTTTTCGGTACCAGCAGATAAAGCATTACCTTTTAAAACATCAGCAGCGAATAACTTCCAGGCTTGCTCTGCTTCGAGTTTTGTATCTGCTTTAATAGTATTGGTATACTCCTGCTGTTCGTGTACTACAGTGAGCAAATATGAGTTATTACCACGTTTTTTAATTTTGGAGGGCATAGTGTCACCTCAATGCTTATTTCTTCTTAGCAAGATTGAATGCCATAGTTACATGCATGTTAATCATATTTTGAATTGCTTCTGGCGTAATACCGTGTGCAGCTGCCAAGGCGATTGTTTCTGTCCAACGATCTTCTACGTCTGATTTCACTGATAGCATAGATTTATATTCATGAAGAGTGGGGGCTTCTTCACGGATTAGGCCGGACATAACACCAATGATTTTATGATTGCCATTTAATTCAATATCTTCATATGCAGGGTTGGCTGAGCGTAAGAATGCTTGGTCACCTTTTTTAATAAGGTATTTTAGATTAACGCCTTCCGTTTCATTGACGTGGCGGGTAGCTACAACTTGTCCATTGTAAGGATCAGCATTTTCGCGGAATAAAATAATATCTCCCGAGCAAATACCAGCATAGATCATACTGTCGCCCTCTGCTCTTGCAGCAAAGTCAGCTTTAATTCCATCAGGAACTTCTATTTGCTCATCCCAATTTGAGACATCAAGAAGTGGTACTCCACAACGAATTTTACCAAGTAGAGGAACCGTAACAGAAGTAGGTGAGTCCTTTCCTGTCATTATCCACTCAACTGTTACATTGTAAAATTTAGCTAATGAGTAGAGTTCCATAGGTCTGGGCAATTTTTTTCCACTTTCGTACTCACTGACACTTGATACTTGCTTTAGCCCCATTAGATCGCAAATATCTTTTTGAGTTAGGTCTTTACTTTCTCGTAGTCCTTTTAAACGTTTTCCAATATCTATTTTTTGATCATTATTAAAATCCGCTACAACCATGTAAAATCATCTCCTCTGATTTGTATTATATATCCATTTTTGCAAATTGTAAAACAAAATCTTCGCTAAATGCGAATTAATCATTGACATTCGCATTTAGCGAAGTTATACTTTAGATATCGACACGATGAAAGGAGGAAGTATTGTGATTTTAGGGCATAAGATACGTGAAGTAAGGATAAGCAAAGGAATAAAACAAAGTTTTGTCAGTAAATCCTTAGGGCGTAATCCTTCATGGTTGTCAAGGGTAGAAAGCGGAAGACAGGATTTAACAGCAGAGGAACTATTTAGATTATCTAAATTCTTCGGCTTAAAAGTAGATGATTTTTTTTGCCCTTGATGTTCTCTTAAAGCGAATGTCGAAACCATAAAGGAGGATCGTTATGCAAACCGTACAACAATTTGCAAAGTCAAAAGATGTTTCCAAAGCCATAGTTGATACATGGATATATCGTCACGGTCTACCAGTTATTCAAATAGGAAGACGTGTGTATATCGATGATAACGATTATGCTGATTGGATCGCAAGCCATAAGAAAGTTGTAACTGAAAAGCCGCCAGTTAAATCATTTGAACTGGCAGTTCCCCAAAAATGTCGGAAGCCGTGGCTGGCTGCTAAAATGCAGAAAATTTATTGATTTGTATGTAAAGGGGGTGAAAAAGAACTTGCCACGTCAATACCAAATACGCATGCTGTACTACTTTCATAAAAAAGTGGTCCACAACCTAAAAGCAATTAATGCTCGTAAGCCTAGTAAAGAAATAAGTCGCATGATCCACCGTCATATCAGGGTAATGAAAGGGCTGGCAATGCGTATGAGAAGATGAACAGCGTATATGGTGTTCGCAAAGTAATTGCTGTTCAAGAGGTTACGAAACGACCTGCAAATCCTATAGGGCTTGTAAAAAAGAGACAAGCTGCCTCAGGATTTCAGGAAATTCTAGCAAGTGCAATACGAAAGGAGGCGATAAAATCAATGTCCAACCCTGAATGCCAGTGCCGCTACTGCAATAATACATGCTGCAGTACGCATGAGTGCAAAACGAAACAATGTCCTGATAAGGATGTATGTGAAGCAATGCAGGATTGTCCAATATATCAAAATGATAGGAGCTGATGAAATGACAATTACTCAAACCACTGCTTTATTAACTACAGTAGCCGAAATGGTGGCACAACATGGAGCGATTGGTGTAATTATTGAAACCAGTCACGTTGGCGAAGTAAATATCCGCGTACATATTTTTGATCGTGATAAATTCAATCTCATTCCTGGTGAAATCAAAGAACTTTACATTCAGCAAACAGGTACATATGAGCTAAGCAAAAATTTTGATGGCGTAACGTTTTTCTATTTAACCAAAAAATATGAACTTCTGCTTCAAGGAATCACCCCATGAAATGGCTATGGTTGTATTTGCAAGAACGCAAAAAGAAACGCCAAATCGCATTACTTTTGCTACTTGGCGGTACCATCTCCCAACCTAAGAAAAATCGCCTGTGTTGGCGCACAGACGATTTCAGGTCACTAAAAATCTACTAAAACTACCGTCATTTTACCACGTCCGGGTACTGGCGGTCAATGGAGGGACGTATAAATGCAAATCGCAACTTTCAAAGGTAGCGTAGAAGAATTATCGGTATTTATTGAAAATGTAAGATATTTGTATCAACCAGACCAGGTCACTCCACCACATTATAGAATGCGTGGAGTCCGATCGGAAGGGTGCGTGAAGCCACGATGCGAAAAATCCAGCAGATAAAATGTGAATCATGTAACCGATCCATGAAGCCTGGTGAAAAATATTGGATGATCAAGGGTAAAATTGTTTGCGAAAAGTCAGATTGTATGGTCAAGGCTTTGGAGAGGAAGGGAAAGGTATGAAAAGCAAATTCCTTTCTAGGCCCCAAGATTATAACAATATAAGTATGGAAAATTGCCTAACTGTTCAACAGCGTGCTGTAATCAAGTCTTTCTTTAGATATCTTATTACAGCCAGAGCTCAGACTAGGGTAACAGTATCAAAACTGATGGTTACTTTTCGTAAGGAGAGAAATGGCGCGTATTATTGTAAATCTAGATTTAGTAAAAATGGAGGTCTAATATGAGTAATCAAAACATGACAACAAGTGTCGTCGTTCATTCAGTAAATGATTTAACATCTAGGGTAGAAGAACTGAGAAAGCAGAAATATAACATCCTTTTACCTATGACCGAGTTTGCCAGTAGATCAGAACTGTTTGTACCCAGGCTTGATATTGTTCAACCTTGCGGGATCGCTGGCGGTGATTTTTATGAACAGTCTAGTAGAAATACGGGAATGACAGACAGTAAGGGGAAGGATATCTGGACTAAACCTCAGGCGCCTACAGGTCAATTTTTAAATAAAATTGCAAGTGCCGCCAATATTCAGTGGCATCCTGATAAAAGCGGTCATGTAGTATTGGAGAGAAATAGAGCTGTTTATAAGGCTGTAGCTGCTGTACGGCAAGCAGATGGGCAATGGCGAGTCATTACTGATGAATACGAGCTGGATCTAGAAGTTGTTGAAGAAGAGCTGCGAATGGATTATGAAAAAAAGGCTCGGTTTAAAGACTTCCAAGATAAGATGGCAAAGGAACGTAATGACATTGAGTATTATATTAAACGTGATTTATTACAAAAACGCAAATTTAAAGGTGCTTTGGCAGCAACAGGCGCCATGAATCGGGTAATCCGGAAGGCTTTAACGCTAAAGAATTTTTATTGGCCCCAAGAAGCAAATAAACCTTTCGCCATTGCAAGATTTGATTTCCAGCCGGATTATTCGGATCCGACAGTTAGAAGATATGCCTCGGTTGCCGCTGTACAAGCGCAAAATGCTTTATTTGGTCAAGGTGGCTCATTAACAATGCCTGAGACCGTGGTGACGGCTCCGGAAATTCCAAACTCTGAAACTTATATTGACCCGGAAACGGATCATACGGAAATCCATAGCAATGCCAATACAGATGAAAGTTCCGTATGGAATGAAACCGATCTACCTGATGTATTCCCCGAAACGCAAACAGAAGAACAGTCAACAGAAGCGCTTGGTTGCTCGGATTGTGGCCTTGTAATTGGTCAAGATGTGCATAATTATTCATTGAAATTCTTCAAACGCCCTCTATGCCGCGAATGTCAACAAGTTGCTAAAGCGGAAGGTGGTACCCGATGAAGACCATCAAAGTACTGCATACTGCCGATTGGCACATAGGAGAATTAAATGGTCCTATGATTGATGGTCAGAATGGGCGAGAGCTTGATACATTAAAATGCATTGACCATATGATTGACCAGGCACGTAAAGAAGCGGTTGACCTTATCTTAATTGCTGGTGACCTGTTTGATCGCTCCAAACTTTGGGGCGATACCATGCTAAAAGAAATTGAATATGCTGCTGATCGGTTACGCCGATTGGCAGACATAGCCCCTACAGTGCTACTATTCGGCACTGCCAATCATGACAGCATGCAAGCATTCAAAAACCTGCAAGCCATGAATATTCCTAATCTATTTATTATAACAGGCCCAGAATTATTAACTGTAAACATTATGGTTGATGAATTTGCCAATCGTTATATGCCTGTTCAAATCGGTGGTATTCCTGGTTTTGATAAAGGATATTTTAGAGTACAAAACCCCGGCATGGCAACCGAAGAAGAAAATCAAGTATGCAGTCAAATGTTAGGTGACATTGTTCTAGGTTTAAGTGCCCAGATCGATCCGGAAGAACCGGCTATATTAATGGCTCATTACACCGTTATAGGCTGCCAACTCGACAACGGGGAACATGTTTTCATGCAGTCAGATATTGTACTGCCAAAAGCAGCTTTGCTTGCTAGTAACTTTAACTTTGTTTGTTTAGGGCATATCCATAGAGCGCAAAAAGTAGAATACTGCGGACGCCCTGTCTTTTATAGCGGACCACCGAGCGGTTTGACCTTTAACGAAGAAGGACAAGCGAAAGGGTTCTGGATTCATGAATACAATCACATAAAGACAAATCTTAAACCTCTTAATTCAGGTTTCATTGAAACACCGGCACGACAATTTCATACCCTTACTTGGGATGAACAGGACGTAGATATGTTTGTACAAGGCTATCCCGTTAGTGATCCTGTCATAAAAGATAAAATTGTTCGCTTGCACTATACCTGCTCGGAAGAACTTAATAAACAATTGAACCGTAAAGCACTCGAAAAATCCTTATATGATGCTGGCGCCTTCTATGTTGCAGAGATAAGACCAGCAAAGCTGATTGAAGCATTACAAAAAGAATCATTGGCTGAAACTGCTGGTCCCCTTGAAAATCTTGCTGAGTGGCTCACAAAGGAAGGCTTTCAAGGGATCGAATTAGCTTTCTTGATAGAACTTGCAAGACCATTAGTAGCAACGGTGAGCGCTAAAATGCCAACCGGTAAGCTATCAGGAATCTTCCGACCTAAGCGCCTGGAGGTAAGAAATTACCGATCATATAGAGAAGAATCTTTTGACTTTGAAGCAGTGCATTTTGCTATTGTGAATGGACCGAATGGTGTTGGAAAATCAGCTTTCTTTGGCGATGCAATCTCTGATTGCTTATATGAAGAAACCCGCGAGGGTGATTTAACGGGATGGATATCCAATTTACCAGAAGTAAAATCAGGAGCAATTATCTTTGAATTTGCTATGGGAAATTCGGAGTGGCGAGTGACCAGAACACGAGTAAAAAGCGGTAAAACCACCTTGGCCTTGGCTGAAAAGGTAAACGAGGAATGGGAAAATCGTGGTTTTGAGAAAAAAGATGACACGCAAAAGAAGATTATTTCTCTTTTAGGCATGGATGCCATGACATTTAGAAGCTGCGCTCTTATTATGCAGGATGCTTACGGCTTATTTTTAGAGGCTGACAAGGAAGAACGGATGCAAATACTTGGTAATCTTCTAGGGCTCAGCATTTATGAACAGCTAGCAGAACTCGCCAAAGTAAAGGTAACCGATATCAACCGATCATTAGAAAAAGATAAGAGCAAGCTGGCGGAACTGGACCAAAGATTAACAGTAAAACCGTTATTGGATCTGGATTTGAAGAACGAGGAAACTGCACTGGCTCTGACCGTAGAACAGATACAGTTGAATGAACAAAGGCTTTCAGAGCTTACTAAAACTGTAAATCAGTTAACTGCTAAATCAGAGCGTATCCAAGAAATACAAAAACAACTCAATGAATTAGCTAGGCAGATAAAGAGTAAAGAGTCTGAAAAAATCATCCAGCAGAGTAGTTTGGTTCAAGCACAGGAGCAGCTAAAGCAAGAACCAGCAATTATCGCTAAGGCTGCCGAATATGACCAAACCAAGGAGAAAATCGCCGTTCTAAAAACAAAACAGCCTCGACTAAAAGAATTAGCTGTTGATGGTACTAAATGCAAAACCGATATGCAAAATTTTGAGAATCAGTTGAATACAGTAGTCAGTCAAATTACTGATGTAAAAAAGCTGCTTGATAGCAAATCTGATTTTGAAGAGGCTGCCGTTAGGTATCGGACAACGGTTGATCAACTTAATGGGCTTGATGATTTAGAAAGAAAATATAACGACCTTCAATTCAAGCTAAGGGATGCTCAAAATAGCCTAAATAAAGCGCAACTTACTTTTGATACACAAAAGAATGCCTTTGCTGCTGAGATAAAAACGTTATCCGTCAAGATTGAAATGTTAGGCAATAGTAATTGTATCAATTCGGATGAGGCCCACTGCCGCTTCTTGGCAGATGCTCAGGAAGCCAAGAAAAAACTAGTGGACGTACAGGCAAAGGATAACAAGCTACTCCCTTCCGAGGTTGAGCAGGCAAAGGGAATTATCAAAGACATTGAGCAGCAGATCAGCGTTTTGAAATATGATCCAATAGAACATAAGCAACTCAAAGCGTTAGTGGCTGATTTGCGGCCAAAGGCTGAGAAGGCAGCAGAGCTATCTGGTAAAGCGGAGCTGCTAGAGACGTTAACATCCCAAGAAACCCAACTGATGAATCAAAAAAAGGAGAGCAATGACCGTTATATTCAGCTTGGAATTGAATTTCAGACTCTTAATAAAGAGCTGCAGCCATTACCTGATCTTGAGAAAAATCTATTCGAACTAGCTAAATGGGTAAAGGCGAAAGACGAGCTGCCAGGTGCAAAACAAATTGTTAAGTCTGTAACAGAAATAATTGATTCAATTGATAAAGAAGTCACGGAAAAGCAAGAGCAGATTAATCTGCTAGAATTAGATATTTTTACAATGAATCAAGAAGTTGCTGATCTTCCCAAACAACAATCATCCGCCAAGATGGTGCAGGATCAAATCAAAGAATTACAAGTTATCCAGAACAATCTGCATAGCAGCTTAGGAGCTTTAAAATCGAAACTTGATAGTTTGGCCATGGATGCAGCTGAACGAACTCAAATTGCTAAAAAGCTTGAACCGCTGGCCCAGGAATTAGTCAGATATCAAACCCTTTATAAAGCTTTTGATCTTGACGGCATACCATTTTCTATTGTCCGGTCCGTAGTTTCAGAACTTTCTACAATGGCAAATGATATTCTCGGTCAAATGACCGGTGGAAAAATGACTCTTGAAATGCGTACCGAGAAAATTCAGAAATCCAACAAAAAAGAAATCAATGTCTTGGAAATTTGGATTACTGATTACATCAGGGGAAGCCTACCTTACAGGAGTCGAAGCGGTGGACAGAAAGTAAAATCTGCCTTATCTGTAGCCTTTGCCCTGGCGGACTTAAAAGCACGTAGAGCAGGGATTCAGCTAGGCATGATGTTTGTCGATGAGCCGCCGTTTCTAGATGCCGATGGCACTGAGGCTTATTGTGATGCTTTAGAGCTTCTGGGGCAAAGGTACCTGAACATGATGGTAATTGCCATCAGCCATGATCCGGCAATGAAAGCAAGGTTTCCTCAAGAAATACAAGTAGAAGATCGTGGAGAAGATGGGAGTAAGGTGAGGTTGATCACATGAACGAATGCTGGTATGTGTTTGCTTTGGCTCTTATAAGTTTTAATTATTTAACTCCTGAAAAGGCTTTTCAGCGATTAGATAACGGAAAACCAAAGAGCCGTGCTTGGTGCGATGCTCCTCATTCGGAAATAACACAGCAAGATGTTACTGACATGATCGAAATGAAAGAAACCATGACCTATAAAGAAATCGGAAAAATCTATGGTATGAAAGCTGATGCGGTTTATACCAGGATACGGCGATATAAGGGAATTGTTTAAATGAAAGGGAGAGGTTTTATGATTAAGAAAACTCTGAAAGAGTGGCAAGCAGAAATGAAGAGTCGGTTCGGTTCAAGAGAGGAAGTTGCTTTTATTTGTCCATCTTGCGGTAAAATTGCAACCGTGAAAGATCATATAGACGCTGGTGGGGAATCAGATTATGCACCGCAGCAATGTATTGGTAGAGTAAATGGAAAAGGTGACAGAAACGGTAAAGATCAAGGATTTGGTTGTAATTGGGCTGCTTATGGTTTTTTAGGAACACTTGGAAAAGGTCGCATAGTGATTATGCCTGATGGCAAAGAGGTAGAGGTTTTTGACTTTGCAACTCAGGAGGTAGTGAATGATGCCTAAAAAAACAAAAATTCTTAATTGGCCCATAGGTACAAAAGTTAGAATGGTAAATTGCTATGAAGCTAGGAAATATGGTGATAAGGTTTGGACTACTCGTAGTGAGTCGTGGGAAATGTGCGGTAGTCAGATGGTTCTTTTGGAAGGTAAATCTGGCGTGTTTGATACTAGTTTTTTGGAGGTAGTGAATAATGCTAACTAACGCAGAGGTTAAGACAGCCGCTTTGGTTGTTGCTAATGTTCTTCATGATATTTTAATTGACCACGGCGGACAGCCGAGGAAACGTGAACAAGTTAAACTTATTGCAGAAATGATACAAAATGCAACGGAAGCTTGCACAATGCCCCAAGGAATTGCAGAATCAATTGCTATTAGTTTCGGTAAAATTCAAAAAGATTAATTAAAACCATGACCCTGGGGCGGCGTGGTGGGAACCGCTAAGCGTGAGGTAACAGCTCGAAAAGAGGCCAAGGGTAAAACGTCCAACATGTTATCAAGCAGGTTCGAATCCTGCCCCCAGATGAAATATATTCATCGCATTATACGCAGTTTATATATAACAAAAACGGGAGGAGGGAGATTGTGGGATTAAAAGTATATGGTGCTTCGGATGATCTGATCGAGCTTGAAGGTGACATCTTTGATGAATTTAGTCATTATGCTGCTGATGACGATGACGAAGGTGTGTATCTAGCATTTTCGGATGGTACGCTCTTAAAAGCCTTTTATGATCGTGATGGATTATGGCGATTAACATTACTATTCAAAGGTTTATTGTATGCGGAAAAAATCGAAGGAAATGTGGAAGAAGACGAAAATGATGTTGTCTTATTTAAAGATGGTATCAAATGGTGCGTTTGCGGTACTAAGTTAGCAAAATAATTTAAAAAGGGGGATAAAAACATGTCAGAAGAAAAATTGAGTCTAGCAACTATTTGTGAGGGTAAACTCAATCGACAGTTTCAGCGCCAATACCCAGAAATTCTTAGTGATATTAAGCCAGGTCAAAAGGCAACGGTTACTATGACGTTGGTTATTGCAAGACCAGAAGGCAGTACCATGATGGCAAGTATCGCAGGAAAGATGGCCGTAAAAATGCCAGCAGCCGCTAGTGTAGCCGGATTATATGCATTTGATGATAAGTTTGAAATTACGGCAGATATGCCCGAGCAAGAAGAGGCAAAGCAGGGAGTTATTCAGTTTCCAACAGCATCCAATAAATAAAACAAATAAAAAATAGGGGGAAAATTAGAATGAATAATGAGCAAACAATTAACATTACTCCAGCAGGTCCAGAATTGGTGGTTCGTCATGGTGATGCGAGTAGGGTATACCAATATAATGGTTTTGAGCATACTGCCAACTCTACGGATAGCCTAATTGCACTTGTTAAATCAAAATCAAATCAGCCTAATTGCGTTATTGCCTATAATGAAACTGGTATCAAGGTAATTTTGGATGATCAAGTTCAGGATCGAAAGCAAGATCGTATTATTTATAATTACAAAATTTCGCAGCAATATGAAGAATGGCGTAAAATTTTAACCAACGGGGTAGTATTTGATCAAAAAGAATTTATTAAGTTCCTGCAACGTCGTGAGCCAGGGGAAATCGTAGATATTGAAAAACTGATTGTATCCATACAGCAGTTTAAATATGTCATTAATATTACCGGCGATTTTACTCGTGAGGATGATCATAATTATATCTTCATGACTAAGATTGGTGAAGCTGAAGGGAGCGTGAAAATTCCACAACTCTTAATTGCTAATATTGAAGTATACAATGAATCAGGGTTCCTGCAACCAATGGAGTTAGAACTGGAAGTACACAAACCAAAATCAGAAAATGAAAAGCCTGGATTCTTATTGACTTGCCCTAAATTATCACGGTACCTAAAAGCGGCCGTAAATTTTGAAACTGAACATCTTAAAAATGAACTGGATGGATACTTGATCGTGTCCGGAGATATCTAAATACAGCTAAGTGCCGGGTAATACCGGCACTTTCCTACAACTATAAACAGAATATTCTGTATTAAGGAGTGATTATGTCTTGATTGCTTTAAGAGAGTACCAAGATGATGCAATAAAGGCTGTAATGGATGCAATAGAGCGAGGCATATCTAGACAATTAATATTACTTCCTACCGGATGTGGTAAAACAATCGTTTTTTCGGCACTTTCCAAAAAATTAAACAAGAGAACCTTAGTGATTGCCCACAGAGAAGAATTAATTGAGCAGGCAAAAGAAAAGTTTGAGCTTGTTTGGCCAGAGACAGATCTTGGAATTGTGATGGCGGATCAAAATAACCCTGATTGCCAAGTTGTTATAGCTAGTATACAGACCGCCATTAGACCACGACGATTAGAGGCTCTGAAACAGCAGGATTTTGAGCTACTTGTTATCGATGAATGTTTTGCTGCAGGAACCATGGTTGGGAATAAGCCGATTGAAACACTATGTGTCGGTGAGCAGATACCGTGTTTTGATGAAAGTACTAAAGAAATTGTTCAATCCAAAATTGTACGGATATTTAAAAATCCAGCACCAAATTATCTTATAGAAATTACCATCGGCGGAGAAACAATCATTTGTACTGGTAATCATCCTTTTTTTACTAATAAAGGATGGAAGGTAGCACAAGAAATTAAGGAAGGTGATTTGGTCTATGCCGATTTGTCCGAAATGTGGAAAACAGATGACCCGGGAAGCCAGAAGATGCCAAGCTTGCTATCGTCAAGAAATGGCAGACAGGAATCGGTTAGAAGCGCCGGAGCGGATGCGCAAGAACAATCCAATGATGAACTTAGCCAGTCGACAAAAAATGTCTCGTACATTGAAGGAAATGAAACATCATCCGAAAATCCAAGGTGGCAACGGACGGGGATTAACCATACCTCAAGCCAGGCTAATGAGGCTGATTGTTGGGGCTCAGACGGAATATGTAATTGTGACGCACATGCCGAAAGTGAAAGGGGGTTATCCAGGTCACTACAAAATAGACATTGCAATTGTCAATCTGAAATTAGCAATAGAGATCGACGGCTTTTCTCACGGCCTTCTGTCCCGACAACAACAGGATCGGAAAAAGGAAGAGTTCTTGCGCTCATTAGGGTGGACAGTACTACGATTCACCAACGCGGAAATTCTCCGAGATATATGTCGCTGTGCCCGGATGGTTATGTCTACAATGTCGAAGTTGAGCGGTATCACACGTATTTCGCAAATGGCGTAGCAGTGCATAATTGCCACCATGCTGCAGCTGATACCTATCAACAATTAATTAGGGAACTTGGGTTTATGGAGTCAGATCCTACTAAGTTACTTGTAGGCGTTACAGCAACGGCAAAGCGGGGCGATAAACTAGCCCTTAATAAAGTATTTCAAGAGATCGTTTATGAGGCTAGTGTCGGCCTGATGATCCGTGCAGGCTATCTAACAGATCTAAAAGGCTTGCAAATATCGACTGAAGTTGATCTATCAGAAATCAACCTTGTAGGTGGAGATTTCAATCTTGGCCAGTTAGCCGATGCTGTAAATACCACCAGTAGAAATCAGGTTATTGTTGATTCCTATCTTGAGCATTCCCCTGGAAAATGTGCTGTAGCTTTCTGCGTAGATGTGCAGCATGCTCTTGATCTGGCAGCCATGTTTAGCCAGGCAGGTATTAAAGCTGCAGCCGTTTACGGGGACATGCCTAAGGAAGAGAGGCGCCAACTATTAAAAGATTTTAAAACTGGCAAAATTCAGGTGCTAGCCAACTGCCAAATACTGACCGAGGGTTTTGATTGTCCAGAAATTCAATGCCTATTGATGGCAAGACCGACTAAGAGCCAGAGTCTTTTTATTCAGATGGTCGGGCGTGGTACCAGGCTCTACCCAGGGAAGGAATTTTGCTTAGTGATTGATTTCTGCGATTCTAGGCATGATGTTTGCCAGTTGGGTACCTTACTTGGCAAAAAGATGAAGGATGGCCAATCCATCATTGAAGCCATAGAAGAGCAGGAACGCGAAGAAAAGATTCAAATCGAAGCTAAGGTAAGCGAAGTCAAGACCAGAGAGTTTGATTTACTGAACCGAAGCCGCTTCCGATGGATGGCGCTTACAAATGGTTGTTATCGTTTGCCCTTAGGTAAGGATGGATATATCTGGTTAAGACAAACGGACTTAGATAAATACAAAATCTTACTTGTTTCAGGAGAGCAAGTCCTTCAACTCCATGAAAAACTTTTGCCTCTGGGATACAGCCAGGGCGTTGCTGAAGACTTTGCACGGAAAAGTAAATCAGGTAAGTTGGCTGATAAGCAAGCCCAATGGCGTAATTTACCTATGTCAGAAGCTCAGGCTGGAGAATTTATAAGATTAAAGGCTGACATTCCAACAGGTTTTACTCGAGGAGAAGCCTCAGATGCAATTGAGGAACTAAAGGCTAAGAAGGCTGCCTGGAAGTTTGAACCTGCTACACCGGAGCAGAAAGCAAGATTGACCAAAATGGGTGTTAAGTATAATCCGGATATCACAAAAGGGCAAGCTGGAATGCTGATTTATAAAGGGAAGGCGGTTTAGTCGTTAATGAAACAAATTATTTTATTGTTTGCCTTAATCGTGATACAACATACCTGCTCTTCTAGTGACACGCTACAGTCAATTGCTGAGCAGTACTGCCAAGGAACTAATCATCGCCAGGTAACGGAGTTTCGCGAGGGGATCAGGGAGCTGAATTACAGCATAATTGGTGAGAGTGATGTGTGGGCCGGCTTGGTTTTAAAAATAAATCGTTGGGAGTGAAAGCTATGAGCGTACAAGATCTTGATGAATTAATGAGAGATGTTCCGATAGAACAATGCGTTTTCATTGTAAACATAGCACGAAAAATTATCCTAGCCATGCATGATAAAGACCTCCTAGTATCTGAACAATTACTCCTACCTAAAGTGCTAGAAATAGCTATAAAAGATATCCATGATATTGATGGACTAGGAATTATAAAAGATGGTGTAGTTTTAGCTAAAAGGAATAGGGTAAGGGGTACTGAGCACTGATGAGCATTTATGAAGGATCCATCCGTTGTCATGTATGCGGGTCCATTCACATCAATCCAGAAACAAGAATGTCACCTGGCAATGGGTTACCTCAAATAGTAATTGTATGTCCAAAGAATCAAAAGACATTCCCACTACCGATCGGAGCCTTGAAATATCGACCGATAAGATAAATAAAGAGCGGTCAAAAGCCGCTCTTTAAAGGAGGAATTGATATGCATAAAGTAAAGTTTTGCCCTCAATGTAAAAATAGCGAAATTAAACCTACGGATAATTATTGTAAGATATGCGGATTAGATTTGAGCCTAGTTGAAAAAGGTGATGTTTATACAGATGAAAATAAAACTATTTGGACTCCGCCTACTGCTTGGGCATATGCAGCCGTATGCAAGGCTAGGGATAAATGGCAAAAGCTTGCTAAAGGTAGCGAGGTAGATATGGAATATATACAGCAGTTAGAAATAACGGCTCAAGTCGTGGTTGATACGTTTGAGCAATATCCTCATCTAAAGGTGAGCTGCCCTATGTCTTTAGTTGAAGCAATGATGGAACTTGCTGCTGCTCTACAGGAGGGATATGAGTGATGGATGTATTGGAACGAATAGAGAAAGGTGAAGTTACAGTTATAGCGTTTCAAAATTGGGTGGATGGATCAGGAGCAAAGCAACGTGAATTAAATAAAGCTATGAAGCAGGATAGTTTAGATGTAGCGGAATTGCTTAAATATGCAACAACAGGTAAGAGTGCTACAACGCCTAGACCGGAAGAAGAATACCATGAAGATATGGGAGATGTTATTTGGTGGAAATTTCCGATTTGCGAGCCTCCATATGTAGGCAGCTCTTTAGATTGTGACTGGATTGACGATTATTATACTCATTGGACCCCATTAGCTATCCCGGATGATCCGGAGGAGGCAAGAACTAATGGCTAAATCACACGCCAACCGTGGTCGTTCTCTAGAAGATGTAATTATCTTTGCTAATAAACGCTACCGAGAAAATAAGATAGCCTTAATTGATAAAGTACCTACAGAATGGATTCCCCAGCGAGGTAAGTCTGGCCGCATTGTTGGGGCAAAAGTAGAGCATAAATCAATAATAGATTTCACCGGTCATTACCAAGGTACTCCCATTGCCTTTGATGCCAAACATACCAAGGAACATAATATTCGATGGGATGAGCTGCAGCCACACCAGGCTGAATTTCTTAGTGATTGGGAGCTCACGGGCGGGCTCTCCTTTATCCTTGTCAGTTTCAATATGGAATTTTTCTTTTTGGTTCCATGGCAAGTTTGGAAAGTTGGGCTTGACCAGTGGCTGGATACAGGTAAAAAAGCAACCGTATATATTCATGAGTTAACGCCTTACAATGTTCCTTCTGGTGGTCCTTATGTTATTGATTATCTAAAGAATGTTAAACTGCCCTAAACACAATATCTAGTATCTCGAGCAGCTGCTTTTATCACAACATATAGTTATTCGCAACTTTAAACGTACTACTAAATTATACAAAAAGGCAGGTGACCGCATTGGGATTACCAAAATCACTGCCCATAGATGATGTAAAGCTAATACCTATTATAGATGTATATAACCGTTACATAGGCGGCCACTTACGCCAACGTGGTCGACATTATTGGACACGCTGCCTATGGCATGGGGATGATTCTACACCAAGTCTAAAAATTTATCCAGAGCAGAATCGATGGCATTGTTATGGCTGCCAAGCTGGTGGTACCGCGATCGATCTTGTCATGCGAGCAGAGCAATTAGATTTTGCAGGTGCTGTTCGTCAGCTTGCTGCCGACTATGGCATTAAACTTTCAGATCCAGTTGATCAACGACGAAAAAAAACTGCTGTACAAGTCAAACTAACGTTCGAAGCTGAATTTGACCTTATATTCGTGAGACTCGTTAAAATCAATAAAATGATTGATCAAATGTCTCACGATATTCGTATTTGTTTACGTTATCCTTCCCTTTTCATGTACCAGATAGAAATAGATTTGATTTTAGATAATATGTTAAGCGATGACCAGGGCACGCGAGTGGAAACCTGGCGTCGTGCAAAGAAGGTGTTTCCTTGGCTGATATAAATGATTTTTTAACAGAAGAAGAAAAGGCAGGGCTTATTTGCAGTCAAGAAATGCAGAAAGACGCTGCTATTGAGGCTTTATTAGCTGAGGTAGAAGCTATGCCCGAAATAAATCGGCTTGCCTTTTGCCGTAAGAAGTTTCCTCACGCTCTACCTCAGGTTAGCCAAATCAAAGCTGCCCAAGCAGAGAAACGATTAGCGAAGCTTCTTGGGGTATCGGTTCGTGATATTAGAAAAGAATTGAATACAGTTAAAAAATATGTTGAAGAATGGATTGATTCTGATGATAATTTTGTACCACCTCCACTAGCTGAAAAGCTTATGGAAGAATATAAATTTCAATATGATCGGCAGGATGTTTTTGTATATCAAGATGGGGTGTATAAGACAAATGGAGGAGCCTTTGCTAAAAAGCAAACTCTTGATATTTTAGCCGATCGATATAGGGACATGCATGGGAATGAAATAGCCCGATACATTGAAACAAAACTAAAAACGGAGGATCATTGTATGGACACTAACCCTTTAATTTTAAATTTAGAAAACGGTATTATTGATATTGCTGACTGGAGGAATACAGGCTTACTGACCTTAAAGAAGCACTCCCCTGAAATTCTATCTAGTATTCGTATACCCGTTACCTATGATCCTAATGCAACATGCCCACGTATACAGCAATTCTTTTCAGAGGTATTACCCTCTGATTGTCATGATCTTATTTGTGAAATCATAGGACATTTCATGTTTCCTGATTGCAGATTTGAAAAAGCTTTTATGCTTGTGGGTGAAGGATCCAATGGTAAATCTACACTCCTTAAATTGATTCGTCATTTTATAGGTGACCAAAACATATCTTGCGTTGCTCTTCAAGATCTTACGGAAAATCGCTTTGCTGCAGCTGAGTTATCCGGTAAACTAGTGAACATTTTTCCTGATCTATCTTCAAAAATGATGGAGGATTCGGCCATCTTCAAAGCATTAGTTTCAGGTGATGATATCAAAGCAGAGCGTAAAGGGCGGGATCCGTTCAAAATACGAAATACAGCCAGGTTAATGTTTTCCGCCAATGAGCTGCCCAGGAGCCGGGACAATAGTTATGCCTTTTTTAGGCGCTGGATTATCGTGAAATTTAGCCAAAGATTTGATGAAAATTCCATCAAGCGGGATCCGAATCTTCTAGAAAAATTGACCACGCCCCAAGAGCTATCAGGGCTATTGAATTTAGCTTTGGAGGGGTTTGCCCGGCTATGCTCTAATGGCAAATTTACTTCTCCTGAAAGCGCTCAGGCTGAATTAGAGCTGTACAAGTTGCAAAATGATACAGCAAAACAGTTTATTGATGAATGCTGCGATCTTTCAGTTCCAACAGCAACTATTCCTAAAGTTAGGCTTTATAAATTTTATAGTGAATGGTGCATGACTTGCAACTATAAGCCAATATCTCAAGGGAAATTTAATGAACGTCTTGTAGTTATCGCTCATGTAGAAGAAAAACGCATGTCTCAAGGAGGCGCTTTTATCAGAGTATGGTCAGGAATACAATGTAGGATGCTTTAAATTATTTATGGAAGATATAGTATATTATTAATCTGTTTTACCGACTTTCTACCGGCTTTTTACCGACTTTTTACCACCCTAAACCCAATAATGGTATGGTACTTACCGACTTTACCGACTTTTTCTAACTCCTTACGTTACGGGGGAAAATAGATAAATGATTAATTATTTACTATATATAAAGAAGTAAAAAAAAATCGGTAAAGTCGGTAAAAGCTATATGGAATATGACTTTATCCCGGTAGGAAGTCGGTAAAAAGCCGGTAAGTTTGTGGTAAATTACGAGAAATATTAGGAAGAATATCGTTAAATATAGTCTTTTAGCGAAATTTAGCATCTTCGGCAGGTGCTTCGGTGGATGTTAGACAGGTTCAATTTCAATAATACCAAGGCTTTTGGTGATATCGATAGATAATTTACTATATGCCGAAATAGACAAAGAGAAATATTAGGAGGATAAAACTTTGGAACAAAAACCATGGCCATGTTTGAAATGTCTTATCATAATGGAAACGATAGATGAAGATCATTGTAAATGTCCGAAATGTGGAACAGAGGTTTGGTATGAATATGAAACTGAACCAAATCAAGATGAAATGAAAGAATTCATGCAGCCTAGACATTTATTACCGACAAGTAGTGGACCAGAGTTTTCTATACTTTCAGGACCTGTTATTCCAGGTAGTGGAAGTAAGTCAAAGGGAAATAGCTCTCGAAAGCTGTTAATGAAGAAAAAGACTACAGGTGAGATTTATAGAAAGCTGATAAACAGTCCAAATCCAAAACCAAAGAAAGCTGCTGAAAAACTGAAAAAGTCGGTTGACACCAAAGCCAACCCTGTAATATAATTAAGGCATCGAGGTATGTTCAAAAATAACATAGTTTTGTTAGCCGCTTATCGCAGGATAGGCGGCTTTATTTGTATCTTATAACCAGTGTTACTTTACATAATATCCTGATGAACTATGCCCTCAAAACCTTGTGCCTCCTGCTTTCATGGCTTTTTTATCCCTCCTAAAATCTCAATATATAATAGTAATTATCTTTTGAGTATGCTATAATAAAGCTACTAATATAAGGGTTTTGAGGTAGTATTATCTATCAAAAAACTTAAAAGATAATTGGAGGGATAGCAAATGATTGAAGATTATCTTGTTTCACTCAAGGGGCAGGGGCGTAGTGATCATACGATTCGTACCTACAAAATGCAACTAAATATGTTCTTTAAATGGCTCAGTGAAAACAATGAACATGTGAAAAAAGATGAAATTACGTCCATTGATGCGGTAGAATATCGCAACTATCTCCAAGAAAAGGATAAAAAACCTAAAACAATCAATACAGCTTTGCGAAGTATAGAAGCCTATTGCAAGTGGTTGATAGAAGAAGGACGTTTGGATCATAATCCTTTAGCTAAAGTACATAAGGTTGAAGAGGTGCAAGACCCGCCCAAATGGCTAACAAAAAGCGAGAAATACAGGTTGATTCGTGCAGCTATACATGAAAAGGATAAGCGCAATACAGTAATTGTCCTTACTCTTCTGCTTGCCGGTCTTAGAGCTAGTGAAATAACCAGCCTTATACCTGAGGACGTCGCAATTAGTGAGAGGAAAGGCACTATTACAGTAAGGGCGGGTAAAGGCAATAAACGCCGTATTGTGATGATACCTAAGGAATTGAGGGAATGCTTAAGTGAATATCTTTATGAGCGTGTGACTGCGAAATGGCTCTTTGACAGCCAGCGTGGTGAGCAGCTTTCTTATATAGGGTTATACCAGTTGATTGAAAACATGGGTAGCAAAGCAAGCATTAAAGGATTGACGCCTCATGTGCTTAGACATACATATTGTCATGATTTATTCGTTCAGAAGGTCCCCATTGAGATGATAGCCAAGTTAGCTGGACATTCAAAACTTGAGACCACTATGTTATATACTCAACCTGGAGAGCAGGAGATGCAAGCGGCGGTGGAGAAGTTGGGATTTAGCTGATAATGAGGAGGTTATAATCTTGTTAAGACCAGATTCAATATATATCGAACTTAAAGGTGATCCAAAAAGGATTCAGCAGTATAAAGAATTTGCTAGTGCTGGCGACATAGAGATTGTTGAAGAGGGGCAAGGTTATTATATGACATCACCCCAACTTGAAGTAATGGCGTCTGACATAGAAGCCTATAAATATGGTCAGGAATTACTAGATACGCTTCACGGAGTATCTACTGTCATCTATGGAGGACCCTTTGGTATTTCGTTAGGCACAGTTAATCGCATTCCTGGAGTACAATGTGGGGCTGGAAGTAGTTCTTTGCCCTTTACTGTAACTGTAGTAAGACCACAAAGCGAAGAACTAGTACGAGAGGCAAAGGAACTAATTCTTGCAGCTAGAAATGTGCCTGTGATTTTAAAGTGTTTGAAGTATTATCGTCTTGGTTATCCATCTATCTACGATATGGGTAAAATAATTGAGATAATTGAAAAAGATTGTCAGGAATCTCATAAAAAGCTAATTAAGCGTGGATATATTGAAAATGCAATTTTGGATAACTTAGGGGCTAATTTTAACAACCCAGATTTGCATGGAGATCAAGCACGCCATGCAGTTACGAAGGGCGGCCCAATTAGTCAAAAAAAATATATGCCAATAGAAGTTATGCAGGGGTATGTCAAGACTATCTTTGAAAAATGGGTGGCTGATAAAATTGATATTAAGTAAGAGCCTAAGGGTTCTTACTTAATATCCCCAAAAGCATATGTAACGGATAATATTGCTCAGTTTTGAGAGCAGGAGAAGTAGGTAACGGTCTAAAACTTTACAAGTTAACTTTGGCAAAAGATATTCAGCTTACTTGTCAGGAAGTTGAGATTTGCATAGCAGGTTCAAGTAATGATACTTTCAAATTAATCAAAGTAAAGGAACATTGATTATTAAGAGCCGTAAGGCTCTTTTCTTTTTGTAAGAAAGGCAGGTGATAACTAATGACAGAATATACTGGTGAATTTGATGATGATTTTTTGACAGAAGTTAAAGCTATGTCACCTCCAGTAGATCAGGATAATACACAATTAATGACTGTTCCCTCAGAGGAAGCCCATGACGCCCTGGTAGCAAGGCAACAAAGTGAAATTATACAGGCTAAGCGTGATTTAGCTGCCAATAAGCGTAAAACGTACCTTTCCAGCGAAATTCCAGTACGTCCCTGTACTAACGACTGTCCCAAGCGCACTACCTGCCGTGACTTTGGCAAAGGGCGGGTATCGGATGGTGATCTATGCAAGCCAGAGCTGAGGCAAATCAAGAAATGGCAGGTAGCTTTCAGGCAAGGCAACATAGATAAAATAAAAGATGATGCAGGAGCCGTAGCCGGTGCATTAGCAATACAGATTTACAGACTGATTGAACAAGCTATTATTGACGGTGCTATCGTAGATAGTTTTAAACAAGCTATTCTACAAGAGGGCGTTGATGATGATGGGAAGCCTTTAGAACCAATCATCATCACAGAAAAGAAAGCTCATCCAGCTCTACAGCAGGCAGCCAATATATGCAAGACCTTAGGAATCAGTTTAAATGAATTCCTAATGACGCCAAAATCTCAGAAAGAAGCTCCTCCTACCACACAGATCAATATCGGAGTATCAGCCGATCAGGTGCAAATGAGATTTCAAGCCAGGTATGGTGGTAATACATGATTGATAAGGCTTTCATTGATAAAACCCGTGCTATGGGTAAGACAGAAGCATCGGGACCTACGATTATTACACAAAAGCCAATCACTACGAAAACCCTAGAAGACGTCCTTGCTACAGAATCAGGCTATATTGAAATGTTATCCGAACCTCAAATTCTCTTTGATGATTATCAGCGTGAATTCCTGGAAAGCCTAGAACGATTTCAAATATGGTTAAAAGGCAGGCAGTTAGGCTTTTCTTTCGTATCGGCAGCAAGGGCTTTGGCCCGATCCCAGAATCTTGACGATTATACCTGTATCATATCCTCCTATAAAACAGAGGATTCCAAAGAGAAAATCAGGTATGCAAAGCAGATCTATGACAGCCTTCCTGATGCTTATAAGAAAAAGAAACTTGCGGATAATACGACCTCATTAGAATTTGTTGATAAATCCGGTCGTAATAGTACCGGTACTCGTATCATTGCCCAGGGGAAAGGTCCTATTCGTGGTAAAGGATCCAATGGGGTTCTAGATGTAATCTTAGATGAATTTGCCTTCTTTGGCAGCTTTGCAGCTATGGTTTATACCTCAGTTGTGCCTGTTTTTACCCGTGTTAAGCATGGATCACTTACGATTATCTCTACACCCTTAGGTAAGGTTGGTAAGTTCTTCGAAATATGGAGTGAGATCCGAAAATATAAGAATTACAAGCGTCGCACCGTCTATTGGTGGGACTTTTCTTTATTATGTAAGGATGTAGCTTTAGCACGAAGAGAAGCCCCTAATATGCATACTCTCCAGCGGGTTGAAGTCTTTGGTACCGAACAGCTGCACGAATTATTCAATGCATTAGATCTAGAAAGCTTTCAGCAGGAATTTGAATGTGCTTTTATCGATGACAGCAGTTCCTATTTCCCTCTTGCTATGGTCTATGCCTGTGTTATGAATGATGAAGCGGGGGATGCTCTTCAATCTCAGCAGGACAAATTAATGGCAAGAGGCTTGCAAGATCTCAGGGATAAAGTACTGGGGCGCCTTGGTGCAGGCTTTGACGTTGGTCGTCGTAAAGATGCTTCGGAGTTAACTAGCCTAGATGATAGTGGGCTCGGTAAGATACTTCGGCATATGGAAACATACAAGCAATCAGATTTTGACCTACAAGAAAGGGAACTTGGCCGTTATCTTGAAATAGCAAATCCTCTTAGGCTCTGTATCGATGAAACTGGTCTTGGTATGCAGCTGGCTGAAAACCTCAGTAAGAAATATAACAACCAGGTAGAGCCGATATCCTTCACCAATGCCATTAAGGAAGAAATGGCAATTGGATTGCATAAAGAATTTGAGCGTGGTCCATCGGGGATCTTGATTCCGAATGATCGAGACTTAATCTCTCAGATAGTGGCTATCAAGCGGGAAGTAACTAGCACCGGTGCTTTTCGATATGCAGTCGAGCGAAATGAAAAGCATCATGGTGATAAATTTTGGAGTTTAGCCCTTGCGAATCATGCATTAGATCATGGCAAAACAATAGAACTCTTTGCTGGACAGATGGACATTTACTAAAAGGGGGTGATTCAGTTTGGCACAGAATATGAATTCCTATAATCCTATTAACGATAATTATGAATTACTCGAAAATGCCTACAAAGGTTCTGGGGGATTTATTGACGGCTCCTATCTAGTACCTCATGTAAGAGAGACTGCAGACAAGTATAGCCGTAGGCAGGCTTTATCCTATTACGCCAATTACGTTGCCCCGGTAGTCAATTCCTTAGTGGATCCGATCTTTCGCAAAACAGCTGTACGAGATTGGGACGGTCGTAAAATAGAAAGTACGATGTTCTCTAATTTTCAGAAGGACGTTGATCGGCGAGGAACTAAAATAGCAAAATTCATGAAACGAGCTGCTAAGATCGCACAATTACACGCGGTCTGTTTCATTGTTGTCGATAATGTACCAGAATTAGCACCAAATATTGAAGCAGCAATAAAAAAACGTCAGTTTCCTTACGCCTATACTGTAAAACCTCAGCAAATAAAAGCATATCAGTGTAATAAGTCTGGCATTTTGACGTCTATCACGTATGAAATCTTTTCTAGACAGGCGACTGGAATTGCCGTAACCAAAATAACAGAACGGTGGACCTGGACAGAAACCACTTGGAAACGTGAAGCGGATCATGGAACCTCAGAAGGGGAACATAATTTAGGTATCGTACCAGTGATTCCTCTCTTTTCTACCGATACGGACGATGGGGATATGCTGCCAATCAGTGAAATGGTATCTATAGCTAGAACGAATCTCGCTATCTTTAATATATCCTCTGAACTCAGGGAATTGCTCCGCAATCAAGCCTTTGCAATTTTAACCTATCCAATTACTAAAAATACAGATAAAACGGCTGTTGATAAATTGGTCACTGGCACAGAAAATATGCTTGGCTACGATGGAGAAGCCAGTACTTCACCTGATTTTATCGCACCGCCTGCTGATCAGGCAGCCTTACTACAAAATGAATTGCAGAGATTAGTAGAAGAGATCTATCGTATGGCCAGTTTAACCAGTGTCGTAGGCGTACAGCAAAAAACATCTGGCGTGGCAAAAGAATGGGATTTCGAGCAAACCAACCAGGTGCTGGCGGATTTGTCCGATAACTGTGAGGATGCTGAAAACCGTATAGCAAAGCTATTTGAATTATGGACCAATACTACCATTGATTATGTATGTCAGTATCCAGATGATTTTGGTATTGTTGATATTGTTGCTAAGCTCGATGAGGTGACAAAAGCCCTTGATCTTGCTATTGGCGGTAAATTTAACATTGAAGTGAAACGTAAGGCTGCTGAAGTAGCGCTTGGTGATATTCCGGAAGATCGATTTGACGCAGTTATTAACGATATTGAACAGATGGAAGAGGAACAAATCCAAACAAATGCAATCAAAGCTGATGATGGGAAATGAATAAGGAAGATTTATTAATGCTTTTGATGCTCTATGGAATCAGTGCTGAAAGGATCGGTGATGTTCTTGTAGCTGAAATTATTAAGCAAATTGATAATGGAGTGCCGATTATAACGGCGATTGATCATGCATTGGCACAAACCGGATTTATAAAAGGTTATTCTGAGAATCTGATTGATGCAATCTGTATCGCAGCCTATCTTGGATTTGGTTTTTCTTCTATAACAGGAATACCATTTAATGTCATAATGCCAACATCCTCAGCTTCTATTTCTAGGTCTACATCAAAAATGACTTCGAGTACTTCTACAACAGTATCAAATAGTACTATAGATTTGGCGCCAACGATACCACAAATCAAAACTGCCAAACAACTGGCAATGGAGCAAGGGCTTGTCCCTATGATCATGATTGGTGATAGTATTAAAGATAAAGTACTAAATGAATCATGGGCAGCCGATCATATGAATCTGTCTACACGTTTGCATGGTGCGGAGCCTAAGATGCGTCAGGCGATTATTGATACCTTATCTGCCGGGATGCGTCAGGGCAAGACAGTGAAAGATATGGCCATGGACTTATATGACGGTTATAACAGTGGTAAACAAGTAATTGGTAGCGCTGAACTGCCCATCTATTTAAAAAAACTAAAGTCTGCTGCCCGATCCGCTGCCAGCGGTGATCCATCCATGGCGCGAGAGTTGAATAAAGCAATTGATAATGCAAGTGGCCATATCGAAAAGTTAAACAGCAAGGAATTAAAAGCAACCTATAAACAGGTAGTAGATGCAGCCAAGGATCTAAATATCAAGGTAATGGAAAAAGCCGCATGGGTAGCAGTACAAGAAAAATCTCGCTATCATGCGGACAGGATAGCAACAACAGAAATGGCTCGCGCCTGGTCAGACGGATTCTTTGCCAAGCATGATCATGATCCCAGAGTAATTGGCTATAAGTGGCGGTTATCCTCGAAGCATCCACGTTTTGATATTTGTGACTTTCATGCTACAGCAGATCTGTATGGTATGGGTGCGGGAATTTATCCAAAAGACAAGGTGCCTCCTCATCCAGCTCACCCTTACTGTCATTGTAACTTGCAACCTGTATATAAAGGTGAAGCTACACCAGGAGAGTTTAATGCTGATGCGGGGAAAGAGTGGCTGGAAAAGCAGAGTCGCTACAATCGGCAGCAGTTATTAGGCATAGAAGGAAATAAGGCATTTGAAAATGGGGAAGATTGGCGAAAATACTTGCGTGGTTGGAATGGTCATAGTAATCCAAGATCAAGATTCTCCCCGACAGATTTAAAGTTGCCTAATATTTACAATGATGATAAAATAAAAGCAGATATGATAAATAAAGCAGAACAAGTCAGAAAGCAGGTTCTCAATAATGGTCTCACATGGAAACCAGAAAAACTCGAAAGTCATCTTGAAAAGCGTAAAGGTCTTGGTCATGTGCCCGATACTTGGACCATCAAGGATTATGAGAATAAAATTCGGGAAATACTGAAGGATGAACGGACTGAAATATATCGGTATTACAAAGAAGGGTTTAAACAGAATTTTTTTGTCTATGGATTACCTGATTGGATCGTCATGATCGGAGAAAATGGGGTAATGGAGACCGCTTTCATTATCGATAGGACATTATATAGTGACTATCTTGTTGAAGAACAAGGATATAAAAAACTTGGAAGAATAGAGGTGGATAAATAATATGACGAATCAAAAACGCATTGAAACTTATGGTATTGATATTGACTACATTGGCAAGGTTAGTGCTTTCGAATTGGTTAATACTTTAGCAATTCGAGATGCGATAGAAGCGGAATATTATTCTTTAACCGCCGATGAGCAGACATTATTATTTGAGTATGATCGAAAGTTATTAGAGAAAGCAGAATTATTCTATGATGAATTAAGCCAGTTTTACAGCTTTAATGGTTCAAAGCCTATTAATTATTGGTGGGCGCATATTGATAAAGTCGTAGCTGGTGAATTAATTGTTGATTTATATAAGCGAGAAGTTCGATCAAAAAGTAATGATGAGCATGCTGCAACACGAACCGCCTAATTAGGCGGTTTTTCTATTGCCCTAAGGAGGTGATCCTAGAAATGACTAAACAGAATCAGATAAGAAAGTAGCCGCTGCTGAAAATGCAAGCGGTTTTCTTTTTACCCTAAATGGTGCTATGTCCCTGGTGGACTTACATAAAAAAATAATCCCTGGAGGATGAGAAAAAATGAATTGGGAAGAATTTATTGCGGCCCTGGCGGCCATGAGTGATGGACAAAAATTTGTAGATGCAGCCAAATCCTTTCAAGAATCCTGGAAAGGTGAACTAAGTAAGAAAAACGGTGAAAATCAAACATTACGGACTCGGGCGAAAGATGCAGAGGGTAAACTTACTACTCTGCAAACTAGTGTTGCAAAAATCCATGACCATTTTGGCTGGGACGAAAATACTGACTTGGATGATGCCCTGGTGGAATTGTCTAAGAACAAGAATGCCTCTCCTGATCTTGTTAAAAAGCTGGAGCGCTTAGAAAGCAAAATGAAAGAGGAAGCAGCCAAAAATGCAAAATCCCTGGAGGATGAGCGTGGCAAACGGCACACCATTTTAAAACAAGATGCCATTCGTAAAGCCTTAGCCAAAGAGAATGCTGCGAATCCAGATGCCTTATTGGATCTCTTTGCCGGCAAAGTAAAAATCGAAGAAGAAACAGATAATCTCTTTTTGGATGACGGGAAAGGCGGCCAACTTTCCATTGATGACGGCATCAAAAGTTGGATGTCTGAAAATCCTTGGGCTATTTCTAATAAGCAAAATCCAGGTGCCGGATCCGGTGGCGGTGATGGTGCTGGTGGTCAAGGTAGCTTTGGCCAGTCTTTGGCAAAAGAAATCGCTACATCAAGCAAACAATCGTCTGAAGCACAAGTAAGTTATTTTGGTTAGGAGGTCGTGAAACATGAAATTTGTAGAAACCAATTATGGACCAATGTCTAAAAACATTTTAAAATTCCCAGATCACTATGTTGCTATATCTCGTACCGTTAGTGATGTGGGTATCACCGCTAATGCAGAGGGCAAAAAGATTATACCGGCAGGATCCAATCTAGGCGGTGGTTTTTTAGCAGATGAAACCGTACACGCCATTATTAAAAACGATGCCGATGCAGAAGGGGTTTTGCTAGATGATCTAGATGTAACTTATGGTTCAGCTGCAGCTGCTATTGTTATTCATGGATTTATCAATTTGAACAAGTTACCGGAAGCACCTGACGCTGCGGCAATTACAGCATTAGAAGGTCGTATTACCTTTATTGACTAATAATAAGGAGGACTTACACATATGAAAATTTTTGATTTAATTAATGCGGCTGAGATTGCCGCTTATTGGTTCGAGAATCCTAGCAATGCAATTCCCATGCTAGGTGATACATTATTTCCTGCACGCAAGCAATTAGGATTAACCCTTGCATGGATTAAAGGTGCAAGTGGGTTGCCTGTCGCATTGGCACCAGCTGCCTTTGATGCAAAAGCAACCATTCGGGACCGCATTGGCGTGTCCAAAGTTGAAACGGAAATGCCATTCTTCCGTGAGTCGATGCGAATTGGTGAAAAAGAACGTCAACAATTGAATATGATCTTGTCCGCTGCTAACGCTGCCATGCTGAAACCGATTGTAGCTAAAATTTATGATGATGCTAGCAATCTAATTATGGGTGCTCTTGTCAATCCCGAACGAATGAGGATGCAATTATTGTCTAGCGGTAAAATTGATATCTCAGCCAATGGTATTGATTATGAGTACGACTATAAATTAAAAGCATCTCAAAAAACTACCATTACAGAGGCTGCTGATAAGTGGAGTGCTACGGAGACTGCCACGCCAATAACAAATATTATTGCCTACCAAGACAAAATTGAAGAAGCTACAGGCGTTCGTCCTACTCGCGGTGTCTGCACACGAAAAACATGGGGATATTTGCTAAACAGCAAGCAGATCCGTATGGATATTTCAGCAACAGGGACCACTGTAGTAACGGATAGTATTCTAAAATCGTATCTATTAGATAAGCTGGGAATTTCGGTAGCCGTTTATAACAAAAAGTATGCATTAACTGTAGAAGGGGATGCAAAGTCATATTTCCCGGATGATGTATTTACGTTGATTCCTGATGGTAATCTTGGCAATACCTACTATGGTACAACTCCTGAAGAGTCAGATCTTATGGGTGGAAATAATGCTGCAGCAGTACGAATTGTAAATACAGGTGTTGCTGTAACAACGTATCAAGAAGTTCATCCTGTAAATTCAGTTACTGTTGTTTCTGCCATTGTACTGCCAAGTTTTGAACAGGGAAATAAAATCTTTATTGCATCCGTAAATGGCTAGAATTGTACATTTTCATTTAGATTATCAAAAGCTGTTAGCGGCAGCCCTAGCAGCTCCGCAATTAACTCAGGAATCTATGGAATTGGCTCTGCTAAAATCCTGTCGACTAGTTCAATCGGTAGCCAGAGCCAAACACCGGTTTAAAACTAAAAAAGGCTTTCTAGAAAAATCAGTAGAGTATAGTGTTACCCCTGGGAAGTTAGAAGGGATCATCCAGCTTAATGAAAGCGTGGCTCCCTATGCCCCCTGGGTGCATGATGGGACTAAGCCACATTTGATCGTGCCGAAAGCAAAAAAGGCATTGCGTTGGGTTGGTGGTGCAGGTAATTTTATTTTTGCAAAGCGCGTCAAACATCCAGGTACCAAAAAAGATCAGTTTTTGTATGAGGCAGGTACCCGCTCTGTACCTCAGATAGAGGCTATTTTTAGTAGCGCCCTGGATGATTTGGCTGCGCAGATTGGGAGGATGTAATGGCATATTTTGAAACAGAAGATGTTAGAGATTCCTTATTAAAAGGTATCTTAAAACAGGAGGATATTGACGAAAGTACAGCCTATATTGATGATCTGGCTCAGCGCTTGGAAGTGTTACCAACACGTATTCCGAACCCACCACCTTTCCAGGTAAAAACACTGGCGATGTGTTACGCCCTTATGCTATGTGCGGGGAATAAAAGCATGATGAATGGTGATGGCGGGGAAAACGGAGCAGATGCTTGGGAGCTAAAGCGACGTATTTATGCAAAGCGTGTGGATGAATTAGAGCCTCAAATTACTGCCCAGACCCTTACAGGTGGTACTAGCAGTACTGGACGTATGATACCTATTAACATACCATTTGGGAGGAGCTAGTCATGCAATGGTGGCCAATCGCTAAACACTTGGTAGATTTTTTAACGAAACGCCCTGAAAATAGTGGCTTTGAGATCTATGCTGGTACAAAAGGTACTGCAAAGCCTGCGCCTTGCCTGGAGGTACTTTGGGATGAGGAAGGTAGTTTATCCATACACCAAAGTAATCAAGGCAAAGTCGTTCTGTGGGTTGATATTTGGCTCCTTACCGTTGATGTAGATGACGCTGTCGCCTATCAGAAGCAGTTTGATGCACAAGTAAATATTATTTCAAGTCTGAGAGAATGGCAGAAAAAATTATGCACTGATCTTGCGATCACAAGTAAAGTCGATTGCCCAGGAATTGTATCTGAGGGTACGATACGGCGGCCAACCTTTGGCTGCCGTATGATATTAGAAATTGAATGGAGGAAAAGTCGATATGAATAATTTTAATCTACAACTCTTTGCTAATAAATCTGGTTCCAATGCGGAAGATTTGATGCTTGGCGCCGGAACGGTATATTTCGAGCGTTTTAGCAAACAAGGGGAACCGACAGGAATCTTGCATCACTGCGGTAATGTGGATTCCTTTAATCTAACCACGGAGATCACAACCGTGCAAAAGAACTCCAGCATGAACAGTGCCAGGGAGTTAATGGCAGAAGCCACGACGCAAGTTGCTGCTCGAATTACCATGGCATTCACTGAATATGATCCAGTGAATCTTTCATTAGGTTTGTATGGTGAAATCGGCGTTGAGACTCAGGAAGAAAAAACGGTAACGGATGAGATCCATACCGTATCGCCTGATTCAGTAATTCGCTTGCCTTACTACAATATTGATAATGTGCAGCTTGTACCAGAGACTGCAACACCGGCATCCGTTGGAGTAGCGACGATGACAACCAGCGAAGGCTCTAATGGTACGCTGAATACTGGCGGTACATACACGGGAGCTGAAACCATTGAGTATTATGTCAGGATCACGGCAGACAATACGGTAGCGGGTGCCATTGCCGGCTGCAAATTCCAATGGACGAAAGGATCCATTGCCGGGGTATACAGTCCTGAAATAGAAGCGGATGGTACGGCGCAAACCTTAGAAAACGGAATTTCGATTACATTAGCAGTTGGAGCTGGCCAAAATTTTGTAGAAAATGAAATCTATAAATTTACAGCCACTGCAGCCAGTGGTGGATATGTAGAGGGCAGAGACTACCACGTCTATGAAGTGGAGGCCAGGGCCGGGATTATTACCATTCCGAAAACCACAACCATAGGCGAAGATACAAAAGTAAAATTAAGCTATCATGCGCCTGCAGCGAAGTTTCCTAAGATCATGGGAGCGATTGCCGGCAGGATTGAAGGACATTTGTTATTCATCGGTGATCCAAACCGTGGGCCGTGTTACAACGGCGAATTTTGGAAATGCAGTATGAAACCTAATGGTGATTTGTCTGGGTTAATTGGAACCGATTTCGGATCCTACGAAATTCAGGCAACATGCATGTCAGATCGGCAAAGCCATCCTGACGAGCCGTTTTATAAGTTAGTAAAAGTAATGTAAGGAGGAGCCGCTATTTGTGCGGCTCCTATCAATTTTATCAGGAGGTATGTAGTAATGAGTAAAAATGATATGGATGTTTTGGTACCCGAAAGTGAAATCACTGTGAATGGTGAGGTTATTGTGATTCGCCCTTTCCCTTTTGCAAAGCTGCCTAAGGTTATTTCTCTATTGAGCCGATTAGGTGTGGGTATATTTGAATTATTTAAAAATACAGATGCTACTGGGAACCCAATCGTTAATGATGCGTTAGTTGAAAAGGCAGGTACGATCGTAGAAGAGCATTTTTCTGATGTGGGAGAATTGATGGGAATTTATTGCAATAAACCGATTGAATATTTTACAAATGAAGAAAGCGGACTAAATGTGGAAGATGGTATTTCCCTACTATTAGCCATTATTGAGCGTAACCATAGTTTTTTTACCAAACGTTTGGCCCCGATCCTAAGCCAGCTTCAGGACAAGACCCTGCAGACCAGAGCGGAGTCAGCTGGAAAGAAATAGTTTCTACACTAATCAGCTTTGGTCACAGCTTTGAATCCATAAGAAATTACACGCTAGATCAAATCGCTATGTTATATGAAGCTGGAATTCACACGGATAATCTAGCAAGGATTAACTTTATGCGGGATGTTAGAGTCAGCGTGTGGGGCGATAAAAAAGATATCGAAGCCATTGAAAAGCAACTGAGGGGGTGATCGTTTGGCGAGGATAGAGTTAATCATTACCGGTGATAACACAGGAGCCGTAAATGCCCTCAGGGGACTTGCTAATGTTGTCATTAATGTAAATAACACAATTAATAACGTAAACAATGGCGTCAATAATTTTAATAACCAAATCAATAATTTTGGCAATGGTCTGCGAGGTGCGCGATCATCTTCGGATGGATTTATGGCTAGTTTAGCTCGCCTCACTATCGTTGGTGCTGGTGTTATAGCCACATTAAATGCCGTTAAGGATGCCGCTGAAAGAATGTTTGCTCCTGGGTATAACTTTGTTAAAAGTATGGAACAAAATGAACTTGGTATGGCTGGTATTATTAAATCTATGACTTTAATGAATGGGCAGGCTGTTCCTTTTGCAAATGCTTTAGGCATATCCAGTGACATGATGAAGAAGCTCAATCAGGATGCTCTCAGGACTGCTGCTACGACAGAGGAGTTAGTCACAACCTTTAGGGCGATATTGGCACCAGGAATCGGAGCGGGTATGACCCTAGATCAAATTAGACAGATTACCGTATCTGGAGCAAATGCAATTAAGTCCATCATGCCAGGCAATTCCGAAATGCAGCGTCAAATGGTACAGGAAATTCGCGATCTCGTACAAGGCGGTATTCAAGCAGCCTCTTCAACTCTTGCTACTTCATTGGGGATCACTGATGCTGATATTACAAGGGCTAAAAATTCGTCAGAAGGATTATTTAAATTCTTGATGGACAGGCTAAAGGGGTTTGATGAAGCGGCAGAAAAATTTCCTGATACGTTGACAGGCAAGCAAGACATGCTAAAAGAAGTATGGGTTCAAGCTGGCGCTGCTTTTGTAAATGAATTTGAAAAACCGATCAAAGATGGTTTGACTTTCTTGATTGGTCTAATTGGTGAAATTGATACAAAAACGGGAAGTTTAAAGATTAATCCTGGGATCCTTTCAACCATTGACGATGTGAAAAAAGGGCTTCAGAATATAAAAGATTTAGTGGATGATCTAAGTCCTGTAACGGATAGTGTTTTTGATCCTGCTACAAAGTCAGCCAAAACTCTCTATGGCGTACTGAAAGATTTAGGTGTGATCTTTCTCGACCTAGCGAGAATACAGGAAAATATCAATGCTCCTATTATGAAGTTTTTCTGGGAAGAATTGAATCGTGAAATCGAAAGTATAAAATGGTTTACGAATGAAGTCAGATATTTACTTGATTTACTGGGCAAGAAGCTAGGGATTAAGAAAGAGACAGATAACAAACCACAAGGCATGGCTGATTTCAGGCAGCAGGAGGATACAAATACGTTGCCTCCTGTTCAAACCACCACACTTGATGGGGATCTAACAAGCAAATTTCCTAATCGGAAGCAGCAAGTTGCACGTGCCCAGGAAGCTCTTAAATTAGCAGAAGCACAAATCAAGGCTGATACCGAAATGGCTAAAGCGCAGATTAAAGCCGATGCTGCTCGTTTGGAATCTTTGCATCAGCAAGGAACTTTAATAAGTGAAGCCGATTACGCTACAAAGAAAGCAGCTCTTGATTATAAACTATTACAGGTTGATCAGGAGTCATTGCAGAGAATCTTAGAAGTCGTAAACGGTACAATGTATGAAGATGATAAAACACAGCGAGAAAGGCAAGGATCCCTAAATGAACAAATTAAAGTTGCTACGGCAGCATTAGAAAGATTTGGGGCTACGCTAACGGATGTGGAAACTGCAGCATCAACCGTATCGGGTGAGGGGAATACCTGGTCCCGTGAGGTTGGCGGTGTCAACATTGAAGGTCTGAAAGATAATGCCAAAAGTGCAATTGCTATGCTGGGTGCCTGGTTCCAAAAAGAAACAGGCAAGCAAATGACCGTTTCCTCTGGTCTTAGAGACTGGGGCGGTCATGTAAGTGGCACTAAGTTTGATGTGGTTGATGATGCTGTTTCTAGGGATTTGGAAGATAATAAAAATGGTATTCGAGATAGGATGATCGCATATGCACAATCAATTGGTTTGCAAGTCCTTGACGAATACGCCGATCCTTCAGAAAGAGCAACTGCTGGACATTTAGACTTTAATGCAAAGGATTTTACTGCTACCTTTGTTGCGCAAGCAAAGGCTAAATTTGAACCGATTTTAACGAAGAGTGGACTAGAATATCAAAAAGATATATTAGCTCTATTTGCTCAAGCTGATGAGATCGCTAAACAACTTGCAGAGGCTCGCGGTGATATTTCCAGCAGGCAAAAAGCAGAACTTGCGGCAAAATATGATGAGCAGATTACAAAGTTCACATTAAATGGCATGGATAATTTGGCTAAAATGACACAGGAGTTGAAAGATTCTCAGTTTGCAAAGCTTGATTTCTCTCAAGCACAAAAAAAACTAGAAATCGCCAATGAGGAAATGGTCACTGTCCAGATCGATCTGCTGAACAATATGGCTGCTGGTACTAAATCTGCGGCTCAGGTGAGTGATGAATACACCAAGCACTATAATGATAAAACGCAGGCTATCCTTGCTGAGTTGCAGCGGCAGTTGGCTGCTGCTGGTGATGATCGGGAACTTGCTAATAAAATTCGAGCTGCCATTCGCGGGATTAGTGATAAGTTAAGCGAGTTTTTTGACGCTGTAATCCAGCGCATCGATGCTGAGCTGCAGAATGAGATTTCGATGATTAACGCTGATCGCAGCTTAACTAGCATGCAGAAGTCGGATGCTATTGATGCGGTGACGAGGCAGAAGGCAGCGGAACGGGCAGATGAACAAGAAAAACATGCAAGAGAATTAAGGGAAAAAGATCGAGCAGATGGCAAAAATGATAATGCTGCCGCAATTGCTGATCTTGAAACTGCTGCTGAACTAAATCGCAGACTTGCTGAAACTCCAACACTTCTTGATAAAGTTCACCAATCCAGCAAACAGGCTTTTGAAGATGGCTTACTTACTTTCCTTACGGATGGTATAACGCAATGTAATTCCCTTGGAGAAGCGTTCCGTAATTTAGCTAACTCTGTTTTACAATCCATTCAAAAGATTTATGCCGAGGCAGTTACTAAGAACATCATGTCCCTACTGGGACTGGGTGCGACTGCAGGAGCACCTACATTTACATTACCCACCCAAACAGTAAGTGCTTTTGCTGAAGGTGGCAGTATGGTGGATAGCGGGTTGGTCCGTGGTCCAGGGACAGCAACCTCTGATAGTATGTTGGCATGGGTGGATAATGTAAAGAAATTTATAAGAGTTGGGAATGGAGAATGGGTTATTCGTGGGGAAGCGGCAAAAAAATATGGACATACATTCATGGATCGATTAAACAGAGGATTAGTTCCACCAGGAATACTTAAAGCATATGCTACAGGCGGTTCACTTACAGACAGAAGTGTTGCTGGTAGCAGTATTCCTGGACCGCAGGATTTGGCAGCTTCTCTTGTAAATAACAACAGTACAAGTATCCCGCTAAAAATTGTCAATATCAATGACCCGAATGAAGTTGGCCGCTATCTTCAAAGCCGTAATGGAGAAAAAGTAATGGTGAACTTTATGAAAAATAATGCGGGTATGGTTCGCCAAATCTTGAATATACAAGGCTAATTGACTTAAAACGGCAAATAATGGTATATTGTAGTCAAAAAGGGTGATGGGTTTGAGAAAAATTGCACTCATTTTGAGTTTGATTATGTTATGGGGAGTGACTGTTGTAGATGCGAAAATAGGACGAGGGATAGATGATTTTGATGGTAGTGTATCAATAGCAAGTAGTAATTCTATTGAGGCAGATAGTTGGCTTAGTTTTCGCAAAAAAATATCCGATACAAGCATAGAATATTTTATCACTTCATCTTCAAAAACATTGCGTTATATTAATTTTTCGAAAGAGGATGCTGAAATAAAAATCAATGATTTATCTATACAGAGAATACCAGTCAAAGAAGTCTCATCAATACCATCGCCAATGAATTCTCAAATGTCATTTATTAATGTTACAATTTCAGTGCCGGCAGAATTGGTCCAACAAATGGCTTCTGCACAACGTCTTGCCGTTAGAATTTATAAAGAAAACAGCCCACCATACGTCTACGTTCTCCCCGATCCCGTCCTAGCCGAATGGCAGCAAGTCATTAACACTGAAAAATAAATAAACAAGTAAAGACCCTCGGACAATTCCGGGGGTCTTTGTTATGAGAAGAATTAAGGAGTGAAAACGATGCATCATTATCAAATTATAGAGAGTAATAAAGAAGTTATTCAATTGCTGCGACAGATCAGTGAAAAGTTGGATATAATTGTTACCGAACTTCAACCTAAGGAAGTAACTGTATCAAGTACGGTGAATGTGGTGAATCCTGAAATGGTAGCAAATTATATTAAAGGCAATAAGGATCTGTTACATAATATTCTTCGATTTGACACTAATGAAAAGCGGCCGAAGACGTTGCAAATGCCTTTGACCGCTTTTAAGTTTGATAATCCAGCGCTCGATTCAAATAATCTTAGTAATGAACAAATTCAGGATCTTTCCAGATACGTAAATCGTGCAATAGACAACGGAAATTTTACTATTCGTATTCCGTGGTAGGGGGTAAAAATATGACATGGTATGAAATCGTGATATACAGTCCGCTCTATTGCATTGCGGTCTTACTTGGTAGTTATATGGGTTCGTATCTAGGGGGCTTAATTTGGAATTTTTATGAGTATTTGCTCAATCGCCATTAATGTTTTTTGACCTAAATCAATTTGATTATGTACGTCATTCTGGTCCCAACGAGAAGCAGAAAAGGATCTAGGTGATACTTCCCACGAAAACTGACTTACCAATATAGTTAATGGTATAAAATATTCAATAAAAAATGGTGCAATTTCCGGGAGGTATTGATATACTTCGATTTGCCGATCTTTCCAAAGCATTGGATACAGGCAGCTAGACAAATCGTCAGGACTTAAAAAGGACCTATCATCTAAAACAGAATGCAATAGTTCTAAATCTTTGGAAATTTGGGCTTTAAAAGCTAGAAGTAAACCTTTTCTAAGTTGGGATTTATGACGTTTATCACGCCAGCGATCTCTAAGTTCCGTCACGACTGCACCGGCAACGGCACCGCAAACGACACTCAACAATGAAACTGTTAAAGCATCTATAATAGTCACCTCCCTTTAAGGTGACTATTCGACAAAAACCAATAATTTCCTATCATAAATAAAAAACGAGGTGATCCAATGGCAACCTATAACGGTACCGCAAACAGCGTCCTTGAACTACTCAAGGGCGTTGTTACTTTTTTAACGGATCCGGTTAACTTTGATGTCGGCAAAGCATGGGTACTGATGTCCCCTGCAACTATGGATGATATTGATACGCTGCAAGAATTAATCCTGAAAGGCGTAGGAGACGGTGAGGATGAAATTTACGTAGGCATGAAACTGGTTACGTCAGGAACACAGGTAAATATAGTGCTCAATGGCTATGCAGGCTATGACCCAGGTCTTAAATGGAGAGAGCAACCTGGGTGTATACCACTGACCGGAGGTTTACCTATAATACCACTAGTGTCCAATACCTTTATGACCTATTGGCTAAGTGCAAATTCTAGCCGATTTATCTTAGTTGTGGAATTGTCCACCCAGTACGAATCAGCTTATGTAGGTCTAATGAAACCTGTAGCAATTGAAAATCAGTACCCTTACCCTCTGGTTATTGGTGGAAGTGCTTATGAGGGAGTAGCGTGGACAGACACAAGTACAAATCACAGCTCTTTTATATGCCCAGGATCAGGTGCATACACATCCTTAGCCATACGAAGACCAGACGGCTCTTGGAGACTGGGAAAGAATCAAACACTAGGGGATTTATGCGTATGGCCAACCAACATTAGTCCAATTAGGACATTGACTGTATTTGACGACGTTCTCACATTGGAAAACGTTATCATGTATCCTCTTTACATGTATGAAAACAACCCAGTTGGTCTTATCGGTCAATTTGATGGCGTCTACTGGATTGGTAACAGAGAAGACTTAGCAACGAAAGACAGTATCGTGTATGAAGGCAATACCTACAAAGTATTTAATAACGTTCAACGACGCGATAACGATTCTTACTTTGCGATAGAGTGGTTTTAGGACGGTGATAGAGTATGCCATATATAAAAGGTAAGGCAAGCAGTTTGCAGCATTTATTGGCCAAGATTGTGGACTGGGCGACAGACACTGAAATTCATGGCGATGACGCTTGGGAACTGGTAAGGAATGATCCATGGCCTAGAGGTACGATCTTTAAGGCGAAAGGTGTTAATGGAATCAACAGTTGTTATATTGGAATTATGCTAGTAACTCACGTCAAAGGAGAATCCTATCGTAATTGGCTATTACAAACGAAGAACCTAATAAAAGAATTTGTTAGACCTGGAACCTACGCAGGTGCCCTAGCAATGGACGGGGGAACGATTTTACACGTAGAAGGGGAAGATCATTTTGAATTATTAAAAGATAGAGCAGATCCTTCTAAAGGAAAATATTATTTCACGTTATCAGGCATTGATATAGTAAACGCAAATGGTACCGCTTTAGCGTTTGGGGTATTTAAACAATATAATGACGGATTAGATTGGAACGAACAGCCAGGTTGCATTGAATTTGGAGATTTGGCACAATACCCAATTTACTACACGATTGATAGTGGCAATCCTGTTAAGATATCTCCCCCCATTTATCCAGGTGTTGGTTATCCAGGTATCGGCATGCCAGGCGATGAGCCTTCGACAGGCTCATTTGATTTCTGGATCACCAAGGATGCAAGTCGCATCACTGTAATTACAAATAATAAAGGACAGTGGGATGTAGGCCATGCTGGAATGCTGATCCCGTTTCATGCAAAAAATCAATATGCATTTCCGGCTGTTGTTACAGGTTCCTGCACGGGCCTTAGAACAATTGCCTATAGAGCCGGTTTGGCTACAACAATTGGAGCAAAAATTGATTATTCCTATACAAACTACTCATTGTCCCGCAGCATGCCCATTGCCCCCTGCACATGCTTAGGACCTCCAACTGCACCAACGAATACCCAATTGTCTATTTGTTTACCCAATGGTAAATGGGAATTTTTCTCTAATTGGACCCAACTGATAGAACTTATTACAGAAAGCTTCACCTATTTTTCCCTAAATAGACCAATTAGGCTACCCAGCTTTACCTTAAGCTGGACACCACGTGCCTATGTCAAACCTACAAATCTTGAATTAACCGACGTTGCACAAGTTCTGGATTCTGGAGATGATGTCATCGTAATGGAGCCCTTGGAACTTGTGCACACAGGGTACCGAGATATATTGACGAGTGAATCTCCTAATATGCTGGGAACGATTTGGAATATGTACTGGCCGAGCAATTCTCATAAGTACGGTGAACTGGAAATTGACGGTAAACAATACTTACTGTTACCGAATTGTTGGGAAGACCGACCTTGGCACTTGCCAACCCGCTATGCAAAACCAACAACCGATGAAGCATTACTAGCCGAATATAACGAAATCTTAGCATATGGAAAACAATTTAGAATTTTAATAGGATTGGAGTGAAACTTTATGGCGTACTCTCAAGTAGATATTTTTGGACCAAATAGCTTACTGGTTGCCTTAAGGACATTTGCTGCGGCGAATGGATGGACAGTACTAGTAGACACAGATGATTTGCCAATTGATGGAACGGATACATCGGATGGGAAAAGGCTCGTAATTCAAAGTCCTAGTGGTGACACCTACGCCCATTTTAGAGCTGCAAACGGTAAAAATATATTTACTACTCATGCAACTGCAGGCTATCGGTATGGACTTGGTCTTGTATGCTCCTCCGGTTTTACAGAAACGCCTCCCAGTGGCAAATGGTTTGACCAAGGCGGTGCCACTAAAAATGCGGCCGGTCAAGTTGTTGGTGTAGGAATACCCATACGCAGTGACGGAGCCGCACCTTTAAAAGCATATTTTAATCACATAACGAGCCCTTCTGAGATGATCATACTATCAGTTGAGCTATTTCCTGGTTTTTACCAACATATGGCCGTTGGTGAAATTCAAAAAATCGGAAATTGGACAGGCGGTACCTTATATAGCGCCAGCTGCAGCAGTTCCAAAATGTTTCCTACATCGTTTGCTCAAGGGACGCTGGAGGCTACTTGTGGACACTTATTTGGAGTGAATGCGGATTCAAACACTTATTTACGTGCGAATATCGATGCGGCGCCTCTGCGAATACCCGAAGTACTATGGGCTGGTTGTGCCCCTTCAACCGGTTTTGGCTATACAGGCAAACGAATTGCATTATCTGTTGTGAATGCTAGTGCGCTCGCAACAATGCCTAAAATACCCCATTATGGATACTTACAATCACAAAACTCATCGGATCCAGGCAGGAATGTAAATACATTGAACTGCATTTCAGTGAATTTGCCCATTGCCATTTACGTACTACGGGATCCCGACGGGTTAGAGAATTATAGTCAGTGTGGTTATGTGCCAGGCGTGTACTGCATATCCACACGCAACGTAGCGCCTAGCAGTGTGTATAGTGTGGACTATCCATCATCGGGAGTGAATTATCAAGCCTTTCCACAGACGATTCGAGGCGGCTTATTTGGATATGACGGTTTATCAATAAAACAATAGGAGGCATTTTCATGGCTGAGTCTGTCTCATTAATGTACGCAGAGCCCACATTAACCACAAGCGGCAGTACATCATTAAAAGGGGATGTAGGCTCTACCGATCTCACTAGATTTTTTTATAATGCACAGCAGTCGATTGAGACAAACAATGAACTTACGTGGGGAACGCTAAAGTATAGCAATTTGACATGGGGAGAAAACAAACCTCTGCTATATTCTGACGTACTACCTGGTTATCATTATTTATGGAATTTAGAAACAGATGTTTTTACAGTCACAGATGACAATGAAGTTGAGAACGAAATTGCCCCGATTAACACCATAAAAGATTTGCAAGTTTCTTGGGGCGTTCTGGCTAATGTACAATTTATGAAACGTGCGATTCGTGTTGATGAACTCTTTTTAAATGCATCTAGGGTAGATATTTCTCTTATTAGTCAGGTATCACCCTTAGGAAGCTTTATGTACAATGATTATTTAGAAGAAGGGAAACAGCACGGTGTTTTTGACAGGTTATCGGACTATACGGTATATAGGGGCACCATTGTTGATTCCGAACAGTCTGCATTGCATGGAGAAAATGTTAAAGAGACAATACTCATCCCCAAGATGGCAGGTATGCAGATTAGCAATGACTATCCACTGGATTTAGTATCCGGAATTTCCGACATACATCCCAAACGTCACAGAATTTTCAAAAATGGTGAAAGGTTTACCTTTGGTCAATACGTAATGATCGCATGGTTTGCACAAAATGTATTAAGTGCTAACAATAAGGTGCTTTACGAGCCATGGATGCTGTATGCCACATTCCAATGGTATTTTACTGTGGTCCACACTGCACCGGTTAACCGAAAAATATTTGATTTGTCTCCAAGGTGGTCATAAGTATGGCACAGACGATAGCAGAAACATTAACCTTTAAGACACAAATTCATAAGGCATGGAATTCTTCAGAACAACGAATGGCAATGCGAAATTACCCTAGAAGATCGATTGCTTATGACTATTATGGAATGAATGCAGCGCAAAGTCAGTATCTTAGAGCCTTGGTGTATAACAAGAGCAGAGAACAAATCGAATTTCCACTATGGCATGCAGCGTGTTCATTGACGAAACCCGCATACTTAGGCCATTTTCAAGTAAATATCTCTCCACAAGATTTATGGGGATTTTATGGATGCAGTGGCATTCTATTTTGGAAAAACGATATCCTGGGGGGAGACCGGTACTATTTACATTCACTCACTGCATTGGGTGACATCGTTTTAACAGAGGAATTAGAGAAAAATTACGATAAAGTGCAAACCACGATATGTCCAGTTGCTTATGGGTACCTAAAGCCAGAAGACAATTATTCTGCCTATACGGCGTCACATACAACCATGCAATTGAATGTGGAGCTGAATGTAAATTACCCAGCTATGCCTCTTCCGATGTCACTCAATGAGGATAACTACCAATATTGGGAATTTACTACACCCTATCAAAAAGCAATCGTATCTTCTTATCAAGGGATTGCCGTATTTCCCATAGCGCCCTCTTGGAATGCAGATATTCCAGCAACCTTTTCTAAAAACGTGAATGAGCTAGATAACGGATCCGGGATCGTAAAATATGATGTAAAAAGCAGTGACTCGTCGGAAACAAAAGAAATTGAGTATGTTCTGTCGTCCAAATCGGAGATAACCAATTTTCAAAGATTCTTTATGCGCTGTAAAGGCATGTTAAAGTCCTTTTATGCGCCCACATGGTTAAATGATATTGTACTGGCCAGAGACGCTACTAGGGGAATGAATTATTTATTAACGGAATGGCCGCTATTTTGGAAGTACTATAGCAGCACAATTCGAAGAAAATTAATTATGGTATTTTTGAAAAATGGGGAAGTTGTCATTATCACAGTAGCTGGTTATTCTGTAGATGAAAATGGTACTGGAAAAGTGTTTTTGGATAGCCCTTTACCCATAACCATACGAATGGCAGACGTAGTAATGATATCGTTTTTATGCAGATACCGATTTGCCAGTGATTCTCTTACCATGCTATATGATACTACAGGCATTGCAACAACTACAGTATCTTTTTTGGAGGTGGATGCTTAAGTGGCTACGAGTAATATATCTTCATATGAGGAGAGCCAACAAGACGGAGTTCCGTTAGAGTGCTTTCGATTTGAGTGTTCAGGCATAACGTATTTATATACATCCAATCGGTACGATGTAACAGTAGGAATCCATGAAGGCGGTGTAACTAGGTCAGAGCAGTACACCGCTACCTATATAAAAAGAAACAGTATAAAGCCTTCCAGCCAAGGTGGTGTGTCATCGGTAACCGTAACCGTTGATAAAGATAATGTAGTAGCGGCTCTATTTAAAGGTTCCCCACCTAGTGGGAGAGTGATGGTAACGATTCTGCGCTTACACAACCAAGACAAAAACACCTACGATACGATCTATGTTGGAGAAATTATTCAGGCTGCTTTTCAAGATTCTGAGTGTGAGTTTACTGTGAAACTAGAAAACTGGCTCACTCGTAAATTTCCAAACTTTATGAGGCAGTTTTTTTGTTGCAATGTTGTCTATGATGAATCTTGTAGACTTGTTAAAAGCAGTTACGAGAAACTAATTTATATCAGTAGAGTAAGTGGTTTATCCGTTATATCAGATGATTTATCTCAGCACGAAGAAGATTATTTTGCTGGAGGCGTACTGTATCATAATGGAAACTCTCGAATGATACAGGGGAACAAGGGGAACACACTTACGCTTCGCTACCCTTTCCCAACAACGCCAATGGGGGCTGTATCGATATACCCCGGGTGCAATGGGCTGTTTAGGACATGCGCTACTCGTTTTAATAATACGCTAAACTTTACTGGGTGCCCCTATGTACCACCAGAATTCAGTAGCGATAACAAAAAAGGGAAAGGAGTCTATTGGGTAGATTCTGCAGTCGTACAAAGGGATACGGATGGATATGTAGGAATGATATCCACATAAAGGAGGACAAGCACTATGGCAATCAATCCCTATGTAGGATGGGGAATAACAACCATTTTATCAATGTTTTTAAATAAAACCTCTTCTAGTTCTTCATCCTCAAATGATCCTTCTGAGTTATCCTCTGAGGTGGCAGAACTAGGGACTCCTGTTCCTGTAGTATTTGGCAGGCAAATCATTAAAAATCCATTAACCATATACTACGGAGATTTTAAATCTAAGATTTATACGGAAACCTATGCTGCACATGCTAAATTTTCTGCTTGGCCAATCATATTATCAGCACTAGCTGTATGGGCATCTTCTGCGATTACAGGAACATCCGTAACAGGTACACCTCATAGTCATGGTTCTTACGCACCGCCTCCAGGTGAGCATAAGCACGGGAACAAAGAAAGTGTCGGTCCACAAATATTGATGCTATTTGTAACTTGGCTCCTAAACTGGCTCATCAATGGCCGTAATCTAAAAACAACGATTCAAAAAGGGTTTAAATACTACCTTGGGTATCAAATGCTTTGTTGTGTATCTGGTACTGATATCAGGTTACGAGGCTTGTACATTGGTTATGATGCAAACAGCGAGTATGATAATAATGGAGCCATATGGACCGGCAATGTATCGCGAGAAGATCATTTGAATGCACCTTATGTAATCCACGTTGATAACGATGAATTATTTGGCGGACCAGATGAAAATGGTGGATTTGTTGGAGATATCAGAGTGTATTTAGGGGGAGCAGACCAGCCAGCTGATCCATGGATGATTGAGCAAATGAGTGGGAATTCGGTGCAGGAAGAATTGCGCGGACTGACTCCTGCCTATCGACCTTTCGTTAGTATTGTTGTACCAACTGCCTATATAGGTAAACAGGCATCCATACCCGCCACATACATTGATATACAATGGATCCCCAATCAATTAGAATTAGGCGGTATCGGAGAGAACGATGCCAATCCTGCAGAAATCATTTATGAGTTGCATGTAAATAAAGAGTGGGGCTTAGGAAGAAGCGAATCGGAGTTAGATGTTGAGTCTCTGCGTAAGATTGGAATGGCTCTTAAACAAGAAGGTCATGGTATATCGGTTAAAATAACCAATAAAGCAGAGGCAAAGGACTTAATTGATAACTTATGCAGCCATTTGGATATGGTCAGGTATGTAGATCCTCGTACGGGGAAACTGACATTTCAATTAATTCGAGACGATTATAATCGAGATGCTCTTCCTATTATCGATTACTCCATTGCAAGCGCAATTGACTTTACACGTACCGTTTGGTCAAGCAGTGCGGGAGAAATTGTTGCCAAGTATTCCGACAGCTCATCACTGTATAATACTAGCACTGTAATGGTTAACGACCCTGCCATTATTGAGGCGAATCATGGTGACAGGAATTCGCAAGATATGGACGTTACTTACTTTACCACTTCTGGAAATGCTTCGTGGGCAGCGAACCGGGAGTTACGGCAAAAAGGGTTTCCTTTAGCATCGGTTAAACTTACCTGCAACCGAAAGGCACATGTTTACAGACCGGGAGATGTGTTTCGACTTAATTGGGAGCCCTATGGAATCACAAACTTAGTGATGAGAGTAAGTGATGTTGATTTAGGTGATTTTTTATCTGGAGAAATTACAATTGAGGCTATTGAAGACGTTTTTGGAGTGGGGAAAACGACATATGGAAATAACGATACCACTTCATGGACTCCACCTGCAATCTATCCAACGGGCGTACAACTCTTTAAATATATAGAGGCTCCTTGGGAATTACAGCAGTCTAAAGAGAGCTATGTGTATGCATTAGCCTCGCTGCCTGATAAGCTTACAAGTGTTTGGAAAATATGGAGACAGCGTGATCATTCCTGGATCAACACAAATGCGATGTTAAAATGGACACCCACTGCACTACTTGTAAGCAGTTTAGCAAAAGACAGTGCCGTAGAGGATGTGGTTGGATTTGAGATCGCGGATGTAAACGGCATACTTGCGTTGGCACTACGCAGTACGGAATCTGGATTCGCTTATGCACGTAATGGTACTAGAATCGTGGTGATCGGTAACGAAATCATATCTTGGGGAACGATTACACAACTTGCAAACGGAAATTTTAGATTGTCAAATGTTCTACGGGGTATTTATGACACGGTTCCAAGTGCCCACAACTCCGGAGAGATCCTATTCTTTCTGGAAAATGGCTACTATGCGAATGTAACCAGTGGTGGACCCGTATGTGCAGAAGGTGCCACCGTCAGTGAAAGGTATAACATTACGACGGCCACAGCGTATGAGGAAGAGGCTTTTAATAACGCTAGAATTACAGCATTAACAACGGTTAGACGAGCGGAGAGACCCACTGTTCCTGGAAGAATTAGGCTATCCAGTCATCGTCAAGAAAATGCTCCCTACCTGGCAAAGGCAGTGGGGGATCTTCGTGTATCTTGGGTAAATCGAAACAAACTATACTCTAATGGTTGTGTATCCCAGAACGACTTAGCAAACTACTACACAGGCTTAGAAATAACAGCTCCAGAAGGGGTTGAAATTATTATTAACTGTCGTGTTGGTAATGTATTAATTAGTACAGAAACCATTAGACAAGTATTGTCAGATACAGAAATGCCCATCACTCCTACTGCTTTTGTAATGAGTTGGAGCAGTAGATGTTTAAAACGGATGTATTTTGTAGACAACACATCGATTGAGATCCTTTCTAGAGTTGCAGGTCTGGATTCTTATCAGAGCCAAGTCAGAGAATTTGCGTGGAAACCTCCATACATAGTAGATGCATGCAGCGATGTCAATGAGGCCGTTGCTATTATGGCGAGGATTTGCACAAATTCTGGGGCAGTCGTTCATTTTGGAGACAGCACGCTCAATAAAACGATTCTTTTTGATGATATGCCATTGATCATCCTGGGGACTGTGTATGATACCTTTCAGGACGGTGCCGTGTTAGCGCAAAACGGCAAATATATTGTGCCCAATGGCACAGCGCTGGCCCTCACCAGTTCGTCATCCTATGATGAATTTTATTTGACTAATGGGTATGTTGTAGTTAGTTATCTCAGTCCAATAAAAGATGGTGACCTGGTAGCATATCAGCATAACGGTGTCAATTTTACGCAAATCAGCCTACCCAATTTTTAAAGGCGGTGATCTGAATGTCCATAGAAACTCCCAATATGAAGCTGAAATTAATTGAAAACAAAGATCCGGTCAACCAAGATTTAATTAACGCAAATACCCTAATTCTAGAGAGTGAGCTAACAACGGTTAGAACGAATATAACTACGTTAAACAATAATATTGGTAAAGTTGGCAGTAAAAAAGTAAATGAAACCAGTAGAGCGGATGGAGCCTCACTGGTATGGGATGCTGCTTCGGATCAGTATAAACATGTCGTTATCACCGGAGGAGGAGGTGCATCATCTGCAGAGGATATTTCCAATACTCCAGCTGGTAACATATTGTCAGAAAATGTTCAGGATGCAATAAATGAGTTAGATATGAAGAAGGCAGCCCTAGATTCCCCAGATTTTATAGGTATACCGACGATAAACACCAAAGCCATAGTAGTAACTAACGACAGTAGACTTAGTGATGAGAGGGTTCCTATAGATAATAGTGTAACTGATGATAAAATTGGTAATCGCACCGTTACAGACTCCACGCCTCCTACCAGCTTAACAGCTACATTGCTTGGGCATCTAACAAACATTTATAGTATGTTTAAACTGATTACGGGTAAATCGACAGGCATATTAGCACCATCTGCATCCTTAGAAACATTATGGACACAAGCTGACATTGGAACTCTTTATATCCCGGCAGGATTATCCTACAGCCCTATTACTCGTGCAGGGCGCAACAAAACCTATAATAAAATTTTTATTGACTGTCATGGCGAAAATCCAACGTCACTAGTTATTACACTATATCATAATGGCACTTTAATCTATACGTCGTCTGCTATTACTACAGACGAAACAATCGCTACTGTATCGTTAAGCATAGTAAGCGAACAGAAATTACAGGCGTTCGCAAGTAATACAAATGGATTAACTAAAGGAATTAGCATTAGCTTAAAGCAGGTGAATCGATAAATGGCGTTCGTGCGTGATCCTAATAATATAATACCTATCATGACTAGTAATACTACACCTAGTGGTGTGGCTTTTGCTAGTGTTAATAATAATATTGCTTTTCAGGCATTTAATGGGGAAATAACAACGGCGTATGTTGTGAGTACTAACGTTGTCCCCTGCCAAGTAGGTTATGATTTTGCAACAGGTGTAGTTGTTTATGGATATAATATTTCATCAAATGATACTTTTGGAATAAAATCATGGAGATTTGAAGGGTGGAACGGCACAGGCTGGGTAGTTTTGGATACTAGGACGAACATAACATCATGGCAGCTCGATTTAGTAAAAAAATTTACATTCTCAAATACTACTAAATATTCAAAATACCAGTTAAATATTTTAGTTCGAAATAGTTCTCTTCTTATACAGATAGCAGCCTTGGAAATGCTAGGTAGTATAGAGACCCCTACGCAATATCCCCAAGCAATAGGAGGCTTTTAAATTCATATTATAAAAAAAAGTTGATTCAAAAATTGCAGCACAATCGAAAAGCGCCGAAAGGAGCGCATTAGCATGTAGGAGCCGATTGGGGCTCTATTTTTTATGAGGTGAAGTATGAATCGATCCCGGGAACCTTGCTGACGTACGGTCAGTATTTTTTATTTTAAGAAAGAGGTGAGAGGATGGATGAACGAGAGCTAAAGCAGATGCTGGAGCATCATATCAGGGACCAGACCCAAATATCGCGAGAGATGCTAGAGCGAATTACGCGAGTAGAAACCAAGCAGGATTCCTTGTTGCAGGCATGTCCTACTTGTCAGAATGAGATTAAGGAGCAGGGGAAAGCCATCGTGGCTGTTACGGAAAGCAGCAAATCGGCTCATCATCGCATTGATGGAATCCGTACATCAGCAGGATTGATTGCGACGATTGTCGGTACCGTCATTGGGGCTGTATTTACAATGGTAAATTTTATTTTAAATAGGGGGCATTAAATTGATAAATGGTGAAGTACAAATTATTTATGCAGCTGCTGGCATATTGCTAGCAGCTAATGTTTTGGCCATGGGGCTGTTCGTGTTGTTTGCAAAACTTCGTGATGGCCGGCTGAAAGAATCGATCCGAGGTATTATCTTTGAGCTGGATCGATTTGCCGATAACATGGAGAATAACGAGAAACGAAGAACAGCTATCCAGCAGATAAACGATATTTTAGGATGGCGCCGTATTTTGGTACCTGGTGCGCTCATCGGCTGGATCATAGATGCAGAGGTGGCAGCTATTAGGCGCATGCAGAAGGCTACCGATACGCCGGATCTGCATCAGTAACATATATTATCAATAAAGGAGGCTTTCAAATGAGAGGTATTGACGTAAGTTATCATAATGGCGCGGTGGATTGGCATGCCGTCAAAAATGCTGGCATGGAGTTTGTAATGGTGCGCAGCTCATACGGTTTAGAATCAAAAGACCCAATGTTTGCCCAAAACGTAGCCGGGGCAAAAGCTGTTGGGCTAAAAGTTGGCGCTTATCATTATTCCTACGCGCTGAACATTGCGGATGCTATCAAAGAAGCGGCCAACTGCCGGGAAACGATTGAAAGCACCGGTCAGCTGCTCGAAATGCCGGTGTTTTTCGATATGGAGGATGCGGATGACTATAAGAAGCGCAAGGGCTTTGCTTTTGACAGGGCCGAAACAACGGCCATATGCAAAGCTTTCATAGACAACATTTGTCTTGATTGCGGTGTATACGCCTCATATTACTGGCTGACCAACTACATTGACTGGCGCAGCCTGGGATGCGCGGTGTGGAATGCCCAGTGGTCAAAAAATGATGATATTAAAGGATACATGTGGCAGTACACTGACCGCCTGAATATTGGCGGCAAGCTGTTTGACGGTAATATCAAATATTAGCTTTAGTTGTCTAAATAAAACCTTACTGAAATGTACGGATATAATTAGGAGGGATAAGGGTGATTGAATCAACGAAATCGTTTGTACAGGCAAACTGGAAGTACATCTTGGGGCTAGCCGTTGTGCTGGCCCTTTTGCTTTGGGGCAGGCAGGAATACCGGGACTGGAAACAGCACATCAAGAATCAGGCCGCACAGCCAACCGTCATTACTACGACAGCACCGCCGCAGGTCATCCACACGACCACAGAGACAGTCCGGGAGGTAACCGTGCAGGCGCCTTCCCAGCCGGGGGCAGTGCTGTCGTTCATTGAGCGTGAGGGCAAAGTAATTGCGATTGTCAACGGCCAGGAAGTGGAGGTGCCTAACCAGACCGGCCAGCCAGAGGTAAAACTGGGTGAGAATGGTGAGCTGCGGCTGTCTTCGACCACTACGGCGAAGATTGATGTTACCGAGATGGCCAACGCCCAGGCACGACTGATTGCTAATCAGGAATTAGAGAAACAAGCCAAAATATATAATGAAGAAATGAAAAAAGAAAAATCCTCTAGGAAGAAAGAACGTATAGGCTGGATACTTGGGACGGCTGCAGGGGGATATTTACTAACACGATAATTTTAAAGCGTCCCTGGACCGCTTTGCTCTTAATTGAGTGAGGCGGTCTTTGTTTTTTATTAGAATTTTTGACGTGTTATAATGTATGTAAAACATAATTCATAGGAGTTGAAGCGTATGGTTCAGGAGATTCAAGAGCTAAGAGAACTTGTTTTACGGGAGCTTTATGGTGGTTTGTGGCATATAACTCATCCAGAACGTTTTAAAAGTATTCTTATTAGTGGCGCAATTTTACCAGAGCCAAATCTTTCAGAAAGAGAACGCGAAAAGACATCTAATGGTCCTGACGGATTCCCTTACGTTCGTTCTCTTAATGGAGTTAGCCTCTTTGACTTTGAACACTTTGATTCCAATTCCTATTCTAAAAAATGTCCATCAAGTTCATGGGCGGCATATGTTCCCTTCCGTACTTTATGGGACTCTTCAGTTTGGATTGAGATAGATCGCAAACTTGTTGCCAATCAAATAATTTCTGGAACTAACTTATTAGCCCAGTGGAAATCGGACAAAGCATATATCCATACAATTATGCCATATATTGAAGTAGCTCATTTGGGACCGCTTCCTCAAATAGCATTCAAGCGAGCTTTTTTAGTCTGCAGAGGAGATAATGAACTCCATCCCGTTGCATGTAAATAG